AGCATCACCTGGCGAACCGCGTCCCTCGCGACCCTCATCAGGTCGACGCTTTCCTTCTTGCTGGGCGCGCCGGAGGCCTCGGCGGCGGCGGCATTTGCCATCGCCTGCTTAAAGGCCTCGATCATCTGCGGATTATAATCGACGCAGCCGTTCTTGGCCGCTTCTAGGAACAAAGCTTTTGGGATGCGCGTCGGCTCGTTCGGGTCGACGATGATGATGTGGCCGCGTGTCGACGCGAGGCGCACGCGCTTCAGGGAGAGAACTTCTTTGTAGGTTGTTTCGGTCACGGTAGGATTCCTTTGTTGTTATGGGAGAGTCGGGTCAACGCGTTGACCTCGCTCGGCGGTCAAATAGAAAAGCGGCTCCCCCGAAGAGGAGCCGCTGAGGCCTACCACCGAAATTAGCCCTGGTTTTCCTGGTCGCGCCCGCGAACCACGTACTTCACGAGAAGCGTGGCTGCTCCGGCCGTGGCCGCGCCTGACGCGGCGGCGTAAAGCACCGCGATCGAGTCGTTCGGGACGTCGACGTGGTTGACGTCGCCGGCGTCCATCGCCGCTTCCGTGGCCGCGTCATAGACGCTGACCTGGAAGGTCTCGTCGCCTGTGCCGAGCGCCACGCCATCGATAAAGTCATCCGGATCCGTCGGCGACGCGATATAGCGCCCCACGTTGAACGTCGGGGTCGTGTTGTCCCAGGCCGTTCGGACCTGGAGCACGACGGCCGTGATCACCGCGCCGGACGGAAGGGCGAACACTTGCGTGACCTCGTCTTCGACGAACGTCGAGAAGTCGAAATCGATGACGGCGCAAAGTTCGTACTGGCGGCCGGAGTAATTTGCAGTTGAGTCGAGCATGTTGGTGTGGCTCCCTTAGATGGCCGTGTCGAGGACGAGTAGACCGTGGTCTTCGTCCGTCGCGGTCGTCACGGCGCGGAAGACGGGCTTCTTGAAGCCGAAGATCTTGCCGACCGAGATACCTTGCTGGTTGTCGTAGTCGAAGCCCTTCTCGACATACTCCGGAGCGCCGATGTCGGCCATGCCGAGCGCCTGCGCGCCGCAGAACAGTACGCGCTGACCGTCGATCGTCTCACCCGCGCCCCACTTGTCCGTACCGGACGTAGCGCCGAGCGTGTTGTACACGTGGCGGTACTCGTGGATGAACAGGCCGTCGACCATGACGGTGTCCGTGCCCTTGAAGAGCTCGTTGCTCGAGCCGCGCACACCGGCGTTACGCACGTTGGCGAGGTAGTCCGCGTCCTGGCGCAGCTTGGCCATGCCGCGCGGCGTCATGAACACGTGGTAGAACTCCATGCCGCCCGGGCCCTTGATGCCCCGGATGAAGAGTTCCTTCGCGCGGGCCTTCGCTTCGACGAGCATCGCCCAGGTGGGCGTGTCGTCGGCGGCGACGGCGGACGTCGAGCCGGCTTCCAAGCCAGTCGTGGCGTCCCAACGGAAGTGGCGATTCGTGGAAGGAGCGGTGACGTCGTCGGCGAACTCGAGGGCAGCGAGGTTGCTGTCCGTGCGGTTCTGGCCGTTCGTCTTCTCGGTGTACGCAACACCCGAGGCCGTCAAGAAACCGAGCTGGTCGAGCCGATCGGCGAGCCAGTAGCCCAACACGTCGCGCGATTGCTCGCGGAAGTTGACCACCGACTTCTGGTCGGCGAGGCGACCCTTGTGCCGGTTGGCCTGACGAAGCTGGTCGATGCGGATGACCTGGTCATACGCGCGGATCGCTTCCTCGTTACCTTCCAGCTGGTCGTCACCGGCGACGCCGTCCTCTTCGAGGTCGGCAACCAGTGTGATAACCGCGCGCGTACCCTTCTCACTCTTGGTGAGCTCGGTGATGCGCTGAATCATAGAGTTCGGGCCCTTGCCCGCGAACTTGGAAACGAACGCGAAATTCCTCGCTTGCTTCCAGATATCTCGCGACCAGACGGTTTTCTGGTCGTCCGTAAGTAAATTAAAGTTCGTCTTGGCCACTTTGGGCTCCTGCGGTGAACTAGGTTGTTGCCCCCGAAGGGGTCCACTTCTTTGCCCTAGTTACGCGCAGGCGTGCGATGAGCAGCTGTGTACGGGGCTGACCCCGGGCTGTGTTTTCGTCTAGCCGTGACGATACTGGATGTTTGCACAGTGCCGCAGATCTGTCAATGGATTGCGCACAGATACCGGGTGGGCGGCCGACTCGAGCAGTGTTACGTCGTCGCGAAAGTGGCCGAGTCCGACATTACAGCTGTGGCATAGCCAGCCGCGAAACTTGCCAGTTTTGTGGTCGTGGTCCAGGTGTAGTACCCCGTGGCTGTTCGGCGGGCGGCCGCAAAGCTCGCAAGCCTTGGGCTCCGGCCTCGTCGGGACAGGCAGTCCTGCCCTGGTCCAACCAGCGCGGCGGTTGCTCTGTTTCACCTTACCGGGGTTGCGGGCCTTCCAGCCGCGGTTTCTGAGTTTTAGGCATTCGACGCAGCTGCTTCCGTTCGTATACTTGACCCCGGAATGCCCCTGTTTACAGGGGCGACCCAAGTAGCGAGTCGCCCCTGTTCGCAGGGCTTCCTGCTTAGTCGCGGGGATCACTAGAGCGTGTCGCCGCGCATGCGCGCCTTCGTGCTCTCGGGGAGGGCGTTGAACTCGTCGTCCGTCATCTGCTCGATGTCGATCGCTGCCTCGCCCTTGTCGGCGCCCGAGACGCCGGCGCCGGCGGGGTCCTTTGGGGCCTTCTTGGCAGCTTCGACTTTCTTCTTGACGTCCTTCTTGTCTTTGAGCCGGACGTTATTCTTTTCCTCGTCGACGACTTCGCCGGGCGACGTAGTGCCGCGCTTCTCGAGCTCGTAGATCTTAACGACGTTGCCGACAGCTAGCTTGAAGGCCTCGCCGGTTGTTAGATCCCTCCGGTTCTCCAGATAGCCGAGGAACATCGACTGCACCTCGTCGGCCAGGTCTTCGGAGAAGTCCTCGTGCTTGGAGTCCAAGGCGTCGTACTCGCCTTCGAACTTTGCCACGAGCGCCTTCAGTTCCTTCTGAACGTCGCTCTCGGCGACGGTGGACTTGGCGCTCTCCGCCTGTTTGGACTCCCAAACCGCTTCCTTCGCGGAATCGATCTCTTCGCGCTTAGCCATCGCGAGGTCGATCTTGCCGTCGAGCGCAAGCTCGAGGTATTCGCGCTCGGCTTTCTTGAAGTCGAACTTCTTCTCGGTGCCCTCGTCCTTCGCCTTAGCGTTCGCTTTCAGCTGGGCGAGCTCGTCTTCCGCGGCCTTGCGGCGGGCGTTGACCTCGTCGAAGCGGGACTTGGGGATGCGGGGCTCGTCACCCTTGGCCGGCTTCTTGGCGGCCTTGTCTTCGTCTTTGGCGTCTTTCTTGTCCGAATCCTCTTCGTCTTCCTCGCCCTCGCCTTCCTTGGCCTCGGGATCTTCCTTGTCGTCGGCCTTGGCCGCTTTCTTGGCCGGATCCTCTTTGTCTTCCTCGCCCTCGCCTTCCTTGGCCTCAGGCTCTTCCTTGTCTTCGTCTTTGGCGTCTTTCTTGGCGGGATCCTCTTCGTCTTCCGCGGCCTTAGCAGCCGGAGGATCGACGGAGTCGCCGCGATCCGCGGGCGTGGATTTGAAGCTGTCGAGCTCGTCGTCGACTTCTCCGCCCATGGCAGTAATTTGTTCTTTGGTGGAACCGGCGAGTGAAACGTCACCGGAAAGCGCGGCGCCTAGATTGGCGTCGCCGTCGTCCTTGGCGGGGGGCATTTGAGTCCTTTCGTTTTACGCCCTTGGGGCGGGTTTTTAATTACGGCGCTGGTAAGGCCAGCGAGTCCATAGCGAACGTGAAGTCTATCACTAGCTCTTCGGATTCTTGCTCATTTTGGCAAAAAACAGCTGGGGTATTACGTACCACGTAGTCCAGTGCTTGCCTTACACCGGTTACGGTATCGCCTAGTCTCCCGATTGCCAGGTTACAGGAGTTACAGAGCCACCCGCGGAATTCGCCCGTCGTGTGGTCGTGGTCCAAATGAGTAGCCGGGGCGCGGTTGCAGCACTCGCATAGTTCGGGGCACGGGCGTGTGGGTTCCGGTAGCCCTCGCCAGCGGCGGGCCGCGGCGCGCTTCTTTTCTGGGTTGGCCTTATCCCACTTGCGGACCGCAGCGCGTTGCCGCTCGGGGTTGGCTTCCCGCCAGCGGCGAGAAGCGGCCAGTGCTTTGTCCCGGTTGGCCACGTAGTACTTGCGACTGTACTTGCGGCTGTACTCTCGTTTCGCGGGCACGGTGTTGCTCTTATTTTTTGCCACTGCCCTTTGAACTCATTTTGGATATCTTTCGTAAATCAGAGTCGTACTTCAAAGCAGCGGCGGTGCGCTTGCCGAGTGTTTCTACTTGAACAGCGAACCGCGCGGCGTCGTTCTTCTCGCGCGAGATCGCGATGCGGGTCTGCAGCTCCGCGATCTTGGTCTGGAGCTCCTTGTCCTGGGCTTCCATCTGCACGCGCAGCTCTGCGCCCCGGGCTTGCATTTCGAGCAGCGGACCCTGCATGGCCGCCTCGGCCTCGGCGAGGAACTTCTGCGCCTGCGCCTCGTCGAGGGTGGCCTTGGCCATGAGCCCACGAACGGTCGCCTGCATCGACTGCAACTGCAGCATCTCCATCATCTGCTGGCGCTCGACCTCTTCCGGAGTCGGCTCCGCCATGCCCTGAATCTTCTTCATGAGCTCCGCGACTTCGTTGCGGTTCGGCAAGCGTGAGTTCTCGATCAGCACGAAGTCGGGAATCGCGACGCCGGCCTCGCGCATCTGGAGGACCTGCGAGAAGATCGTGTCCTGCATCGTCTCGGCGTGCGGGACGGACGCCACGACAACAGTGTATTCGCCGAGGGTAAGGTCGTTGAGCACCTGGCTCTCGACTGTCTCCTGGGTGTTCGGGTCGAAAGTCTCTTCGACTTGGTTGACGGTGACCTCGTTCGTCTGCTGCCGCCCGTCGGTGTCGAGCTCCGTCACCTGGATCAGCCGGGTCTCGGTGTACCAGGCCTGGATGAGCTCGAGCATGAAGTCCGCGCGGTACTGGCGCGTCTTCGCGAGGTTATCGAACACGACCTCCATCGGGGTCGTAGCGGCCTGGTTCTGTTCCTTGATGGTAACGCCGGACACTTCGCGGGACGCCTGCCCCATGAACGTCTCGGGGATACCCGAGACCTGTCTGAAATAGATTTGTGCTTTCGTGGCGATGTTCGAAAGCCCGGTCGGCACCTGGTTCGGGAGGATCTTCTCCGGCGGGGTCGAGCCCTTCATGTACTCGAGCACGAGGCCGGTCTTCGCGCCGACTTGCTCTAAGTCGTCGGCGTCCATGTTCACGAGCGAGCCCGACTCGAACACCCAGCCCGAATTCGCCGTCGTGTTCACGACGTGAAGCTCCTGCGAGCTGATCTTGTTCAGCATGTCCTGTGGCGATAGCAAATCGCGGACGAGGCCCGTCGGCTTGCCGCGGCGGAAGTACGGGAAGTACGGAATGATAGTAAAGCGGCGGTACATGCTCCAGTCGTCTTCAAGCAGCACGTCGTCCGCACTGACCGTCCAACGGATCTTCAGCGACGGCCGCTCGAGCACGTCGAGGCCGAACTTCGCGGCGTGACCGGCGCACCTCTCATCTTCCCAATTCTCGGGGCACTCGCGCATGTCGCCCTCGACGGGGTCGACGAAGTATTTACACCGCGTGAGGCGTCTATGTTGTCGTTCGATGATGCGAACGCGGGCGACTGTTAGGGAGTCCTCGTGCGTGTCGGGCACGAATTGGCCGACGGTGTCGAGGCCGCCGAACGTCTGCGTCGGGACGTCGAACTGGACGGAGTCGTGCCCGAAACGGGTATGGAATTCGCGGTTGCGGAGCTGATCTGCTTTCTCGCGCCCCCACATAGCTTCGATCTCGTCCGGCGTGAGCCACCGGGTTGTGATCACCTCCTTCCATGTCGCCGGGTCGTACTCCTTGGCGCCGGGGTCAAGCAGCACGTCCCGGGGGTCGCGTACGACCTCTCGGATTTCTCCAAAGATGGAATCTTCGAAGTCGATGCGGATATCAAAATAGCCGCGGTCCTCGATCAGGCCGTCCTCGAGGACAGTCGTCTCGTTCCACCGGCTTTTGTTGTTGTACTGTATCTGCTTGATGACGTTCGAGAGCGCCGCGGCGACTTCGGTCGTCGCGCCTTTGCCGCGCGGCTGGAACGAAATCTCCTGCTGGCTCTTTATGTACTCGCCTTTGATGCTGTTGATCGTCGACTTGACCTGGTTGATGGTCAGGTGCGGGCGATTCTGCGAGTCGAGGTCAGACGCGACGGACTGTTCCCACTGGTCGCCGCTGTAGTAGGCATCGCACTTGCGTGCCATCTTCACCCAGTCCAGATGTCCTGAATCACGAGAGCGGACGTAGGCGTCGAAGTTTTCCTTCGCCGCCCGCCGGTCCTTGTCCTCTTTCGGGAGCTTGGATTTCGGAGTGGGGTCGGATGATTTCTCGCCGCCGAAGCGGGCGCGATCGTCCGCGTACAAACGAGCGATGAAGGCGTCAGCCACGCGTGTAAACCTTTTGGGGGAGCGATGTGCCGGGTTTACACGGACTGCACGAAATGGCTCGGCCTCCGCGGGGACCGAGCAGGGCGGAGAATACCACAACTACTGTATATTCGTACATGCTTTACGCAGCCATTGCTGAGCCGCCGCGGCGGTTGGTGATGTGGGCCTTGAGCTTCGTCTTCCAGCTCTTCTTCTTGCGGTCCTTCTTACGCAGGCGGAACGTCACGTCTTTAAGCATCTGCGCAAGCCACGCGCCGGCGTCGACGCAGTCGTCGTTCACGCCGTGGTCGAAACGCAGGAACTCGTTCTGCCACTGCTCGATCCAGAGCGCCTCGGCAGGGATCAGCACCTTGCCCTGCTTCATGCGGCCCTGGAGCGGACGCGCGCGGGTGCGCTTGTCGCGGAGCGGCTGGAGCTCTTCGATGATGAGGCCGTAGACTCGGTCCTTCTGGATCCTTCGGTTGATCTGCGACCCGATCGCCTGGAGGACCTTGTCCTTCTCGATGCCGAAACGCAGCGGCTTCCACGTCTTGTGGATGTCGAAGATCGTGTTGATGATCTGGTCCGTGTCCATGCGGTCGCGGCGGACGTCGAGAATCCACAAGTTGTCGTCCTTGTCGAGACCGGCGACGACGAAAACGGACCAGTCGGCCGTCTCCCTCTGTGAAATGGCCAAGTCGCCGGTGCAGTAGATGTCGAGCTGCGCGAGCGGCGGGCGGTGCTTAGTCTGGTAGACACGCAGCATTTCGCGAGTGAAGTACTGCCCCTCCTCTGCAACCGGGTTCTGCTGGTACAGCGCCGACCAGTGGCGGGGCTCGAGCGCTCGCTTCGTGTTGTTGAGCATCTTGAGCGTGAACCGCTCTTCGTGCAGTGCCTGCCCGACCTTGCGGTACTTCTCGTCGTGCGTGGCGACGGCTGGGTAGCTGAACACCTGCCAGCGATCGGCGTCCTCTGGCCACACGCTGCCCATCTTGAATTCTTTCTCGGCATCAGTCATGTAGCGCAGCAGGCGCCCAGACAAGTCGTCGTCGTGCCAACGCGTCTGCACGATCAGAATGCCGCCGCCGGGGGCAAGCCGGGTGCGGAACGTCGACGAGTACCAGCTGTAGATGCTATTCCGGATAGTCTCGGAGTCCGCTTCTTCGGCGTTCTTAATGGGGTCGTCGATGAGGGCGACGTGGGCGCCGCGGCCGGTGAGCGGCCCGCCCACGCCGGCCGCGAGGTGCCCGCCACCGGTGAGCTTGCCGTCGAGCGCGATGTGCCAACGCGCGACGGCCTGGTGGTTCTTCGGGATCGTGACGCCCGGGAACAGGAGCTGGTACTCCGGATCCGTCATGATCTCCTGGATCTTCTTGCTGAAGTCCGTCTGCAGCGTTTCAGCGTACGAGGCCTGGATGAACTCGAGCTCGGGGTACTTGCCGTGGGCCCACGCCGAAAACTTCTCGGAAACCGTGATCGATTTCCCGTGGCGCGGCGGCACGAACAGCATCATGCGGGGCGACTTCTGCTCGATGACGTCCTGCAGGAACTGTTGGAGATTCAGGCACAGCTCTTTGTGGAACCAGCCGGCCTGGTACTTATGGTCGAAGCGGTGAATGAACGGCAACAGGAAGCGGCGTGCGAGCTCGCGGCGTGCGAGCTCTGCCTGCGCGGCCTCTTGCTGAGTATGGATTCGCGTCGCGGCGGCCTTGGCCAAGCCCTCCGTACGGATACGCTCTATTTCTTCCTTACCGAGCCCGCGGCGTTTCTTGCGGGCGTACTCGCGGTTGTAGTTGCGGTGGTACGTGGCCGCCTTCCTCTCGCGCGCGGCTTTCCGGGCCGCCCCCTTTGCGGCCTTCCGGTCAGCTACCTGCTCCTCGACGGTGCGGTACTTACGAAGCTTACGGCGCGGTTTCTTCGTCGGTGCTGGGGGCGGCGAGGGCTTCTGATCGTCCATTGTCCACTATCGAGAATTCACCCTCGAGTATCTGAGGGATTTTGTTGTCGGGCAGGCGGGCGAGGCGCAAGAGGTCGGAGTCACTTAGTCGCTTAACCTCTTCGTGTTCTAGTTTCCCAGTGACTTGGTGACGTAGCTCTTTCACTTCAGGCGCCGCGACGCCGTGCAACTTAATCATTTCGCGGATGGCGAAGATCTGCTCGGTGGCTGTCGCCGAGTTGGCGTGTGCTTCCATCAGGAGCTCGTGAGCCTTCTTCCGAGTGAACATGATCTCGGTCGCGAGCAACTCGCGACCTACGCGGAGGGCTTCCTTCACGGCTGCGCTCTCTTCGATCCGTCCGGCGTTCTTGTGTGGCGCGGTGATGCCGGCCGCGGTCGCCGAGGCGACTTTCGACATCCCCTTTAGGCGCGACTCAGTGTAGATCCGTTGGATCTGCGTCAACGGCTCGAGATACTTCGCCAGTTCTTTACCGCTTTGCGTCGCCAAGCTTCTCTCGTTCGCGCTCTTTGAGCGCCTCCACAAAGTCTAAGATGAGCCTTACCATGTGCAGCGCCTCCGGGCCCTGAATCGTCAGGATGTAAGCAGGGTGCGCGGCAGTCAGGTGTACGCCTGTCGTACCGTTCCGCGGGGGAGCCGTGAGCTCGAGCAGCTCAGAGAGCGTCGTGTCCTCGGCGGTGCGGGGCTTCGGTATAGGCTGCTTCTTTTTCTTGGCCAAAATTCACTCCGGCGGGGCACGGCACGATGATGGCGTGCCGCTGTTCTTGTTTGAGTTCAGTAACGGTCTTTTCTACGCTCGGGGGCGCCTCGTTCGTGGAGTCGTACACGACAGCGGAGCCATCACTCTGAATCGTGATGACGGCGTAGATGCCGCACGGGGAGATCACGCCGATGGCGGCCGTGATCTGCGGCGCTTCCGAATGCGGGGTCGGGGCGAGGCTGACACCCGCCACCGCGATGATCACTGCCCCGGCGACCAGCGCCCAAAGTCTGCTGAAAAGGTCCATTAGTTCTGCCTCTGGCCCATCCAATTGAGTTCGCCGGCGGCGGGGTCAAGCGCCTGGTACGGCGGCTTATAGCCAACACACTTCACGTGGTAGAAATAGACGCCGCCGTCGGCCAGCACTGTGACCACCCGCTCGTCAGATTTCTCGGTGAGCATATCTTCGAGCGCCGCCATGCACATCTGGCCGACGGTGAGCTCGGGGTCAATTGCTCGGCGGGGATCGTCCGTCGCTAGACTGTTCATCGTACGTGCCTCCGTTGAGCTTTTTATCGGCGACGTCTGCCGCGCCGAATGTTCCTACCATGGCGGCCGCGAATACCGTCCACTCGGTGAGAGACGCGCCGGATTTGATTGCGACGAACGCGCCGAAGAGCGTGCAGAAAACTGCGATGCCGTGTTTTCGCTTCATTATGCCGGCGCCGGAGAAAAACTTCACGCGAAGAATGCCACGCCGAGCGCGACAACAACGCCGGCGGCCACGGCCAGCTGGATCTTGCGCGGCTGCGCCTTATACCAGGCCTTCGCCGTGGCGTAATACGCCTGCACCTTTGCGTTCTGGGCGAGCTTCTGGAGCTGCGTGAGGCGTACGAAAGCGCCGATCAAACTACCGATCATTGGTTGTGGTCCTTCTCTAGATGCAACGCGAGCGGATTGTACCATGCTGCTGTGTATAACCTCAGTGGTTAGCAGTGCTCGTCTTCGAACGGATTCAGCAGACTGCCACAGACGTTGTTCGCGACGAACAACTGCCACCGGTTCGCGGTGCCGCTCGTCCGATAGCGCTCGAAACGCTTCGATAGTGTCCACTCGCGAGGAACACCTAGCAGCCATGCGGCGGTTATCTGCAGTCCGACGTCGAGGACGGCGACGCCGAGTAGGAACGGGCTGAAGAAGAGCCAAAGAATCGGCGTGAGCTTCTTCTCGTTGCGGAGCTTCTTCGCCACGATCGTCATCACGTAACAGACCCAGCACACGTAGAACGCGGTGACCGGGTTGTAGATCAGGAGGTCGATCATTGGGAGATCTCCTTGCGGCCGTGCGTTAGTGTGATGAACCGCTTAGCCTTCGGCAGGAACTCGAGCCACGTGTTGGCCCAAGGACCGCGGAACGTGAGTACCCAGCTCGGATTGCCGAGGCCCATCACCTTGTGGAACGTGGCGCGGCGGGTGACGACTGGCGTGCGCGAGGCGCCGTAGTAGTTCGTCGGCCCGTCGAGCATGTGTTCGTTCAGTCCGCCCTTCAGCACCCACGAGATTGCGTTGAACGCGTGCGAGTGGTACGCCTCACGTGACCCGAGCTCGAACTTGAGCGCCAGCACGGAAAACAAGCTTTTGATCTCGAGCCCCCAGACGTAGACCTTCGACTCGGGTCCGCCGTCCTTGTCGCCCCAGAGGAACTTCATGATTGCCGCTCCGGAGCGGAGAAGTGCTTCGTCGCCCAGAAGACAGCCTCCTCGAGCTTCGTCACTGAGAGACTGAGCTCTCGGCTCGGAGTGCCGAAAGCCTCGAGGTACTCGGCGAGGTCGTCGGCGAACAACTTCACCTGGCGAATGGCGGCGGCGTTGGCGACCTCGAGCGGGACGTACTGCAAACGAAATCGATCGCTCATCGGCGGGGTGCTCCGTGTTGTTCCATGCAAGCGACGCCGAGCGCTGTGACCTTGCGGATGATGTCCAGAACCGCGACCTTGTCGACGAAGTGGCTAGCCTTGGCGACTGCGTCGTCGACGTAGCCCTTCATGTAGAGGACGAACTCGTCGAGAGAGCGATCCCCTCCTTCCTGCCCGGGGCCGGGTACGCGGTTTGCGGAGAGCGTTGCCCCCCATCTGCTGTCCTGATAATCGCGCTCTGAATCGAGCGCTGCGTAGACTTCTTGTCTGGGGGTCATGCCGCGTATTTCCTGTATGTGTTTTTGTTTTCGGGCCAGGACAGAACGTAGTCGCGCAGTTCGGGGGCCCGGAACCAATTTAGCTCAGCGGCTGTTTTGATCGTGTGATGGTTCATACACCGCACGTCGCAGTTCTCGAGCTCTTTGGCAATCACGGTCCACGGTCTCTTCATCATGTCGGCCAACGATGCGGTCTTCTGCGACCGATCACGGTGGTCAAACGACAGAACGACCGGATTATCCTCGCCGCATTCGAGGCACGGGTGTGTCTCGAGATACCGCCAGATCCGCATCAGGTTCAAGTCCCTGACTTTGCGTTCGGCGGTTCGCGTTCGTTTGCCGTGGCACGGCCGGCAGCGAGACGAATAGTAAGTCGAAGACTCCCCAGAGCGGAGAGTCACGACCTGGCTGACGTAGAATTCGCCAACCTTCTTCTCACGCGAGCAGTCCTTGCAGCGCCTGGTTGAGTCCATTCGCCGCGAAGCTTACTGCGGCCTGCAACTTTCCCCTATGGTTTCAGCACAAGTCAGCCCTCTCACGACTAGGTATATATACCTAGTCGTGAGAGGGCTGGGGTCCAGGTCAACGCGTTGACCTCACTTCTCCGGGGGCGCCAGCGCGAGGCGCGTGGCCTCGTCCTTGACCCGGCGCTTGTCGACGAGGGCGAGCAACTTCGTGCTGGCTTCCGACAGAATTGCCTCGGCCTCGGCCTCCTTGCCCTTCTTCACGTAGTCCGCAGACGCGAGCAACTGAGCGAGTACGAGCTTCAGCGAGCTCGCGATCGACGTGCTGCGCATGAATTTCCTGACGGGTTCGATGCGGAGATGCGTCGGCAACTTAGTCACTTGGTCACTAGGTGACTCAGTGACTAGGCGGTGGTCGGCCACGGCGTTCCTGGTGTCGATCACGGAGATGCGGGCCTCCATGCCGGCCTTCCGGAACTCCCATTCTGTTGGGAACTCCTGCGGATCCAAGCCGGCGCGCATGCCGCCCACGATGTTGGACTTGAACGTGGCCCAGCACGGTAGCGCCTCCTTCAGGTTGTCGACGTCGTGCTTCTCCTTGAGCTTGGCCTCCGCGTACGCGCACAGCGCCGTGAACACGTCGTCGGGGCGGTATCTCTTAGGGCACACCTCGGCGGCGAACTGGGCCAGGCCGAAGATGTAGCTCGAGGCCTTGGCGCCGGCCACGGCCGCCTGCTGCTCGCGCAGCTTCAGCCCGGTGTCTTCGTCGTGGTAGGCCTTCCAGCAGTTCTCGATGGCGCCAGCGGCGCGCTGCTTGGCGGCCGTCACCATGGTGCTCGGGACAATCGAAAGGGCATCGGCGGCGCGGGTTACGAGGTCGGTCGAGTCGGACATTGGTAGGTTCCTTGGGATTGCGGACGCCCTTACTTTGCCGGGCGGCTACCCAAGGATCAAGTACTGTACGGGTGTACAGCCATCCACGCCGCAACGGCCATGAGTTCTGCCGGAGTGCCGTCGCATTTGAGTCGGTTGGCCCGCCATGAGATCACGGCCATGTTGCCCCGGATGTAGCCTTTCGCCGGAACGAAACGGTCGACTGTCGGCGAAGCGGCGGACGGGCCGCACTGGCCGCGGCGGACTTCGAACGGGGTGCCAAATATCGGGCAGGTTGTGGCCATCGCACGGAGCGTGTCCATCACGGCCGCCGGGTCGCAAGGAACTTTCTCGCGTCGGGCGCGGGCCATAACGTTATTGGCCGCTGAGATACGCCACGCGTCCGTGCCGACGGCATAGTCCGCCGCGCGCGCTCGGTTCCGGGACCGAACGCGGTTGCGCTCTTCTGCGCAAGGCGGGCAGCGTTTCGGCTGACGCCCTCGGCGGGGCAGGTTAACGGGGGCGTTACAATCCTCACATCGGGCTTCTTGTTGTAGTTCCATGTGCAGAATTATATCACAAAAAATTAAGGGTCCTATATTTTAGGAACTCAAAGAGGTTCGTGCGGTGTTCCTCTCCCCCGGTCAAGATCGCGAGTCCTCGACCCCTTTTGCGATTCCGGGCCGAAGAGGATTCGTTTCGTTTTTCGTCTAAGGAACCTTCCAGCGCCTCAAATTCAAGAGCGCCTGCGGCGCTTGCCACTGAGTCACTGCGTCCTTAGCCCTTAGTACTTAGTCACGTAGTGACGAAGGAGCAACCGCTATGTTAACCCTCGCGAAGACTGCCCGCCCTGATGTCTATCAGGTGCTGGACGCCCCGGAAGATATGCCCATCGAGCTCATCGCTAGCGCGGTGGAGCGCTACATCGAGCGTGAATGGCCGTGCCCGATGCTGATGCATGGTGCCACGCGCTACTCCGTGTGCGTCGGGTGCGGGCGCAAGGTCGCCCGCAACGTTTACGTTCGCATCGCCCTCAGCTAACCCAAGGAGAATGCAATGCAATACCTGCTTGTTGATATCCCCGGCGATCCCCTCTTCGTAGAGCTCAATGTCTATCTCGAGCCGATCATCGACTTCGACGTCGGTGAGCCGCTCGACTACGCGGCGTGGACTGTGAGTCACGCGCTCGCTTGGGACGCGGAGCGTAGTCACTTAGTGACTGAGTGACTACGTACTCAGCTCGAAGAGCTCAGTGACGTAGTGACTCAGTCCCTGTCCCGCCCAGATGGTCCATAACCAAATGGTTATGGACTGTCTGGCCAACCCGCTGATCTATCTCTACAGTTGTAGTGATGTATCTCTACATATGTAGAGATAGGAAGACTTACCATGAAGCACAAACGTATCTCATCCATGCCTGTTGTCCGACTCGTTTCACACGAAGCCGAATGCAAGCTCAAAGCGAAGCTATTCGCCGCTCGACGTGAACGCTACCAGGAATGGTTTGCGTCACAGTCTCAACAATCCGCGTAACGATCATTGAGCATACCTAGAACACTGGGCTATGTGACGAGTTTCACATTTAAGCCCATCGCACGGCGCCTACGCTCAAGACCGCTCCGGCGCTTGCATGTAACCAAGTGGTTCTTGCTACACATTCATTGGAGACATCACATGACCCTTAAACATGCGCTTGGCACAACTGCCGAGCAAATCATCGACGACAACTGGAGTCGCGGACTCTCGCTACAGCAAACACTGAGTGAGCTCGCACTCAACAACACTCGCCGTGTAGAGAGCGACATTCTAACTCGTTGGGCCAAACTCAGTACCGACTTCAACCTCTACACCGAGGGACATTCCAATGTTTGAAGCAGCAGTAGGCACGGCTCTCTCCGTGATCTTCCTCTTCATGTGGATCGGTTTTCACCGTATCGCCCGCATCGGGCTGATCGTAGATATCGGTTCATTCGTTGGTCTCACTTGGATGTTCCACGGCACATATGCCGGAATGATGACGGGCGTGCTCGCTGCGCTGTTCGTCAGCATCTTCTTGCGAGGCCTTCGCTATTGGTTCAAGCAACAACGCGCAAAGGTGGCAGCATGATCACTCTCACTGGTAGCAATCTCTACTACGAGAATGGCGTGAAGCTCGGCGAAATCCTCTGTGAGGTCGACGGCTACTACGTGTTCTATCCTGAACTCAATGGTGGCTATTGGTCCGAACACATACTGCGGGCCATCGCCGATCTCCTCGGCACCATGAACGCTGAATGGGATGCGATTGTTCAAGCCGATCCGTGTATCGGTGGGAGTTCAACATGATCCTCATGATTGACGGCAAGCACTTCGTCGTGCACGAGCACAACTATCTGCAACGCATGTTCTGGTACAACTGGGGCGACCACGACCCAATCTGGGCGCTCGAATGGTGGTATCGATGAAGCTCATCATTGCTGGCAGACGTGATTTCAACGACGTCCCACTTCTCTGGCGCGAAGTCGACAAGATCAACGCCATCAACCCAATCGCCGTTGTGATTTGTGGCATGGCTCGAGGTGCCGACTCAATTGGCATGCTCTACGCAACAGAGCACAACATCGCTCTCATCGAAATGCCCGCTGATTGGAATCGCTTCGGCAAAAGCGCTGGCTACCGGCGCAACGAAGAGATGGCCAAGATCGCTAACGCGTGCATCTGCTTCTGGGACGGCCAGTCTCGAGGCACGAAATACACGATCAATATCGCTACCCAGCATGGCTTGCCTCTCGCAATCGTCAATTACTAGACCTGGGGGTCTTATGTGTGGACGCAATTCTCAATGGCTTGGTCCGAAACGCCGAACGAAGGAGTTCGGCCACGAAGGCGGCGGCACTCCGTGGCCTGGTAGCGATCCCAAACCAGCCCGTAAGGGTTGGTCGAAGGGGGCGCGCACACAATGAAAGCACCTGGTGACTTCGGTCTACCAATCTCGAATGACTTTCGTGGATCCAGCATCAGCCTCCCAAGCGTAGAGCGTGAAATGCTCGAACACTTAGGTGGCGGTAGCGATCCTCTCGACATCTTGTGTCGTCTCGAAGACGAGCACGGTTACGTCGCCGACTCGGATTTAGACGACCTCCCGCTTCGGTGATCTCGCTACGCAGTTTGTGTCAGTAGTTTCAACAATCGAGTTAACGAGGAGTTACTCATGAACGCTCAAAGCAATGGTTCGGCTCTCGACCCGCGCGAAATCCACATCCCGTCGCAGGAGCCAATGGTTGCCGCAATGGCAAGCCCGCGCTCAACAAGCGACGTGCCGGACGCCGTCGACGAGAATCGTACGGAGCAGTTGGCGGCGTCGTCGCCCAACCTGCCGCAGTACCTCGCCGAGAAGTACTTCTGGAAGCGCTCGGCCGGCGGTAAGTTCTACCTCTCACCCATCCCGGCATTTATCGCCTACGTTCAGGTGAAGGCGTTGGCCGCCGCCGAGTTCGGCTACGGACTCGTCTACCCGGGCGGTGAGCGTGACAAGACCGACGAAGCTTCGTTGGTTGCCGACGCGGTCGAACACAGCCGTGAGCTGCTGCACACGCTGACCGCAATGAACGAGAAGGACGGCGAAGCGTTCAAGCGCTTCCTGGTCGATCGTGCCACGCGCAACGCGGTGTACGCTGCGACCACGCAGTTCGAGCTCGAGAACTGGGCCGCTCGCTCGCACGCACGCGGACAAGACGCGAACTCCCACCCGTCCTACACGGAGAAAGAATCGCGTCTCGAAGGCTTCGCTCGCCAAGCTGGCGTCGGCTACGCGATCGCGCGCGACGTACTCGGGACCGAGGCACCGGACGCCGATGGCTTCTCGCGTGCCGCGAAGCGCGTCATCTACGAGTCCGCCAGCTTCGAGGGCGACAAGCTCTTGACGCCGGTGCAGCTCACCGAGCAGCAGAAGGCGAGCGCGCAAGCGACCGTCGCACTGGCTCGGCGTTTCTAAGTTTCGGAGCGGTTTGCAAACGTGAAGCTCTGAGTAGGCTCTGACGTTTGCTATCAGGGGAGGCAGCCTTCGGGTTGTCTCCCCTTTTTCCGTTGGAAGCTCGACGTGGGCAAAAACAAGCAGCTGCCATCGTTTTTAACCCCCCAACGATGCAGCATGTTGTGGCCCCGGCGAAAGCCGGGGTTTTTTCCCTAAGGAAAAACCAATGACCCCTCAATGTATTTGGATCCGTTGCAAAGCAGAACCGTGGACCAGCAACGAAGAGCGGAGTCATTTTTGCCTCGAGCACGCATGGCGAGCGGCTAAGCGCGGAATGCGACCATCACACTTCTTGCCCAACGACGCACAACGAGAAGCCATGAAGCGCTTCCCAGAAGCACTCAGCAACCGGCTCTACTTCCCGCTGAGCTTCATCAAAAAACGCCGATGAAGTGCCTACACCTTAACTGCGAGCTCAAACCATTTCCCGGCAGCCATTGGTGTCTCGAACACGCGTGGCGCTTCAACCGTAAAGATGGAAGTGGAATCGTACCAAACGACGCGCAACGCGTCGCACTCAAAAAGTTCCCCGAAATACTGCACACCAACAACGTATGGTGCTTTCCACAAGACTACGTCGAAACCCGCCGGCGCCGGGAACAACGCGTCGCACCATGGGGTGGCATGGTTAACACATGTTGGGACTGCAACACGCCGATAATCTCACGTGTCAAATACTGCGGCCGGTGTCGCACCAAGCTCGGGATCCCGAACGACGAAACAGAGCCAATGATTCGTTGCGACAACTGGGGAAAATCTGGACCTGGACGACAACTCAATAGCAACTGCCGCCACGAATTCCCCGCGAGAGACGTTGTACTCCCGCCTGGTAGTATTTTTCGCTATTGCCGGCCGTGCTTCATTCGCCTCGATGGCCGTGGACCCGAATGGCGCAAGCGCGAAGGGTTCGATTTCTAAGTACATTGATTTTAGGGGGCCTACGCTATTTCGCCCTTGGAAAAGTCTCTTAACCACCCCCGCGTAATGTTTTCCCCCCACACCCCTTAATACCTTTTCCAGGAGAAAGAATAGCGTAGGCCCCCTAAAATCAATGTACTTAGCGATTTGACAGAACGTCTTTTCATCATTATTGGTAAATCTCATGCCCACTGAGTCACTTAATCCCGAGTCACTACGCGTCCGAGGACGACGTCTCCTCAGCGGCCGAACAACTTTAAACCGCATCGAACTCGAGCTCCTGAAATCAGTTCCTTGTAACTTAGTGACTTCGGGCCCAACATTCCGCGCAGCTTGCGCGCTCATCTACTTGAGCAAGATCCAGTACGACGAAGAAACGAATCGTCTTCTTCCTAAGCTCTAAGTCACGGAGTCACCATGTCCTTAGATCTCGATTACGCTCGTACCGAAATGCACAAAGCAATCGAAAATTCTGCCTCCCACATCACATGGATCATTGCCCGTGAGATGGGCAAACACCTTGGTAGTAGCTACGTTGATATTCGGGCTCGCGAAGAGTTGCAGTACGAACTTGAAAGGTTCCTCAAGTCATGAAGACCCTCATCAAGCTTCTTCTTGGCCTCCTCACAATCGGAACATGGCTCGTACTCGGCATCATGATCTACACCGTATCGGTAACACCCAAGCCTTGCACCGCTGTGCCCTACGAGCCGGGCTCAAGACCGCTGTGCGTCACTCTTCAATCACGGAGTCACTAAGCCATGAACCAACTCACCAACCAACAAGTCTTCAACCGAGTCGCCGCTCACCTGCTGAAACAAGGCAGGGCCGCGATTAATAACGACGGCCTCTGCAGATATCGCGCACTTGACGGAGAACAATGTGCATTCGGTTGCATCATTCCGGATGAGCTCTATGATCCCATCATAGAAGGCAGACCTGCCACACATCTGCTCCAAGAGAAACTGTTCCGAGAGCAACTCGGACTCATAAACGTCGATACCAGACTGATCGACAAGTTACAACTCGCGCACGATCGCACCCTTAGACGCTACAGCATCAAAGAGTGGAGAGAACATATGCGCGGAATCGCAGTCATTTGGTCACTTAGTGACGAGATCCTAGACACGAAATCACTATGAAACACCAACTGATAAACGCCGTAACGTCATTCGTACTGGCACCGCTCGCCGTACTAACCGTGCTCGTCCTGCTCGTAACCGTCGCAGCGTTCGCGCTCATTGTTCGCGTAATTTGGGCATTGACATGAAAACGCAAGCCTATTTTGGCGACGGCATATATGCCGAGTTCGACGGTTACCAAATCACTCTGACAGCAAACGGCAAGAAGCTCACCACTTTCTACTAGGAGTCACCATGATCAAAGTCATCGTTCTGCCACCCGAACCCCCTGTGTTACCTCCGCCAACTTACAGACTCGAAATGAGCGCAGATATAGCCCAACTGCTCATCGATATCACCTATGTTGCTGGCGGCACCGGTCCCCGCCGGCAACTCACAACCGAGCTCTATAAGGAACTCAAAGCCGCGGGACTCAAAGAAAATTCAGACCGCAACAACGGCTACTACCCTCCTGACATGGAAAGGCAGCCGTACGTATTTCGTTAAAGGAGTCACTATGCTTACCGCTCAACAGATCTTCGACCAGTCCACCGCGTTCTTACTGAAGCAGGGCGTGGCTAGCCGATCCCTCACTGACAGAAAGTGTTATTACCGACACCCCGAAGACCCGGCACTTCGTTGCGCTGTCGGCTGCCTCATTCCGGACCATCTCTATAATTTAGAAATGGACAACCATAATGGCGATAACGAAACCGATGTGAATGGCCTCTTCGAACGGTTCCCGGAAGAGATGAACGTAGCAGGGCTGTCATACGATCACATCGGACTTCTTTCCAACCTTCAATCCGCGCACGACTACGATCTCGCTCACGGCACAACCGCGTGGATCAAAAGGCTCAAAGAAATTGCCAAAGCCCGCGGACTCAGCACAGCAGTGCTCGAATGACTCCTAACTTAGAAGCTATCGCAGAGCGGCGCCTGGGCATGAGCCGGCGCATATCGGATCTGGATCACCCGTACCGAACTTTTCGTCCATTGCTACTGCTGTGTGCGGCGCTGGCACTGATCGACGCAGCCCTCATGCTCTGGCTCATTTTGGAGTAATTTATGGCAACTAAAAAGCAGCTCATCGAGCGCTGGCAAAACGTCCTCCGCGTGTTACACGCCCTGACACCACATCAGCGGAGGAAGAATTGAAGTATGGGCCACTGGGGCTACGAGACCAAATGTGGCACAGTTACCTGCGCCGCCGGCCACTGCGGACTTGACCCGTGGTTTCGCCGCCGCGGATTCAAGCTCAATTTCGACGACTACGCCGAACCGATGCTCGATGATGAGGACTTTAATGTCTCCGGGTTCTTCGGACACGAAGGCGCTAGAGATATTTTCTTCGATTCGCACACGCGCCCAGTTAGCACAGTCATCCGCGAAGTCCGAGCGCACATCAAGTGGCTTGAAAATGCAGCTTAAATTCTGGCTCGCCCGCGTCTTCGGCACACGCGTCGAAGGAATTGACTGGCACAACGGCACGAACACAAGAGTGATCGGCTACCGTTGGCGAGGGAATCTCTACATTGTGAAAATTACGGAGTCACTATGAACACACAGAACACAGATCCAAAATTTCTCGAGCGTTGGGCGGCAATGTACACGCTCGTAATGAGCATTCCCAACGACAGCCGGTTCAACATGAACTACTGGGGCGAGAAAAAATCCACCAACGAATGCGGAACAACTGCCTGCATGGCAGGCCACGCAATTCTGCATCCGTGGTTTATAGTGCGAGGATTCAGCTTGGATTCAAACAACTTGTACGATACTCGGTTCGACTTGCGCCATAAGGATTCGTCGTTCTGGGGCATCAACGATATGCTCGATGGCCCATTTTCTCCCGAATATTGCACGCAGGAATTGGATCTCGAGTACAACGGCGCCGAAGACTACAGCGACCGGGATTTCGACGAGGAGCCCATTACTCCGGCCGAAGCAGGCAAGGTCGTCAAAGACTGGATGAGCGAACACTGGGGAGCCGGCGCTACCGAAGCGGCAATCGCGGTATCGACCGTCACGTATTCCGTCGACCACGTTCATCAAAACGCGCCGTGGCACCAAGGAAGGAAACCATAACAATGACAATAGACAACGATCTCGTCAAACTCGAGCGCTTGGTAACCCTTATGGCCTCGGCAGCCGAAATCGAACGCCTCACTCAAGATTTCGCCGCCCGCGCTGTCGACCCACGGGTTGCGGAACTCTCGGTCACCGCATTAGCCATTGCATTCGCCGCCCAAACTTTGGCCATCGAAGCCGCCGGCGACCCTCAAGAGCTCGAACGGCTGACCAACGTGTGGCTCGAGACACTCGCCGATGGCCTCAAGGTCACGCCCGCACTCCCCAGTAAACGAGCAGTACTAGCAGCCGCTATCAGCGGAAGCGAATGTCCAGGCTGTGGCGAAGTCCACAAGCTCGAAGACAACGACCGAACCGCGCTACAGGCCGAACTCAACAGGATAAACAGGAAACTCAACTGACGGAATAGGACCCCTGCACTGTCTAGGTAGCAAGGGATTGCAAACGGAAGCTCGCCCAATTGCGGGCGGCACAGGAATGCAGGAGTTCTTTATGAACAACGAAACAGCACACGCCATAGCCAAAACCGGGCCATTCTTGCGCGGGTCCGACGAATGGATCCAACGTGAACACGCTCGCTCGCTCACCGGCGCCGCGTGCGTCAACATGCATGAGATCCCGCGCGGCCAAGCCCACGACGAACCCAACGCGCACCGGCAGCAGGCGGAAATTCCCGCCGCCCTTCGCCTCAAGGTCCGCGAAGAACTACGCGGCCGCCGAGAAACCCGAGAAGCTACACGAGTAACGTCATCCAATTCCCAATCGAGCGCACACGGCAAACGCCCGACTCGCTAATAGTTCAACTCGACCGGCTGCTCATCGAAAATCATCGTATTGAAACCGAGCTTGCGGAACAGCTCGTATGGACGCAAGACGCGCTCGCCGCTCTTCAGAAGGTCTCTCTATGAATATTACCGAGCTTTATCCCGACGCTTACACATTTGCCCGCGACGCTCACGCAGGACAAATGCGCAAATACACCGGCGAACCGTATATCGTTCACCCGGTTTCAGTCGCAACAACGGTGCTTCATGTCGCCGGAAGCACCGAAACTATGGTTATGGCCGCTCTCCTTCACGACGTGGTCGAAGACTGCGGTATCGCCCTCGCCGAGATACGCAGCAAGTTTGGCTTCGCAACATCGAGCTACGTCGACGACCTCACCAAAAGGGACCACCTACATCCCGGTTGGAACCGAGATCGCCGCAAGGCCTACGAGGCTGGTCGCCTCTCCGCTGTTTGTGCGGCAAGCCAGACAATCAAGCTCGCCGATCTGATCGACAACACGCGCAGCATTGTGTGGGGCGACCGGGCCTTCGCCGCTGTCTACCTGAAAGAGAAACAAACGCTGCTTGAAGAGTCCCTCCTTTGCGGAGACCCACTGCTACTCAAAATTGCGCGAGAGCAAACGGAAACCGCACTGAAGATTCTCGAGCGATGGGAAGAAGCATTCACACCGACGGCCGTGGCCGCATAAGGAACACACATGGAACGTCAACTTCGAGACAAATGGATTACCGCGCTTCGCAGCGGCCAGTACCAACAAGGTCAGTCATATCTCAAATCCAACGGCGCATATTGTTGCCTCGGCGTCCTCTGCGAGATCGCCGGCCACGAAGCTGCTGAACACTCGCCCGACGGCATCGTCGGCTTTTTGACAACGCACGCCTATCCAGATGACGAGCCCGCGTCCGAATTTGCTGGCCCAGACGGCCGGGAAGAGAGCACCGCAACCTTATCACACCGCATGCTCGAGGAACTCGGTCTTACTGGTTTCAATCAGGACGATCTAATCGAAATGAACGATACCGAAGCCAAGAATTTCGACGAAATTGCAGACTGGATCGAAGGAAACCTATGAAAATCACAAGTCTCTCAATTAGCCACCAATCCTGGCACGCCGACAACCCCTACCACGGCTCCGTTACATTGCAGAACGACGACGGATCACAAATAAACTTGGTCCTTCCGCAAGAAGTCACTCACCGGCTTCTCGACACCGTGACGAAACACGTCACAAAAACCGCGCAGACGCGCAGCGTGGAATTTTTCAACGGCATGCAGAATATCGGCTTGCCGGCACTCGAGCACCAGCCAAACTAAATTGCATTCCTGTACTGCGGCAAGCGGAGCGCTGGGCAGTACTTTCGTCCTCGCGGGGGCGTGCGGGAATACCAGGGCTCCGCACACTTTCTACCCCAAGATCAAATAATAACCACAAGGGGTGTCAATGATCTTCAACAGAACAATTCTTCTTTTTGCCGGCGAGCTCATTGCCGTCGCCATACTCCGTCTAATTTTCATGCTTCGCAGAGACGGAACCCTGTTGCCCCGCGGCAGCAAGGTGCCGCACATCAAAGGTCGCCCAGTCATTCGCGAGTTCTTCGGATTGAAGAAGCGCGCCGATCCTCCATCCCAACCTTTTACGATAGAAGGATGGACGCCTCCCCCACCCAAGGGTAAGATGCCCATCCCGGATCAATCGCCGGGCGAATAACAAAGACCAAGGCGGACAAGGATGTTCCTCCACTTCTTGAAGGCGACCGATGGGACGCCTCTCACCAAATCTTTCACACTCAACGCGCAAGGACAGTACGAAAAGACCGCATATCCGAGCCACCTCTATGAGGTCGACTCCGCCATTATCGAAGTCCAAACTATCGACGAGTTCCATTCCGCGCTCTCCGTAGCAGCAGGGTTCAACCAGGCCCTACAGAAGGGCGAGCTCGACCGCGAACTCCACGGCGAGTCGCGAGCTAATCACACACTGACGGACAAGCCCACGAAGTGGGTACTCTTCGACATCGACGGGCTACCCGCAATTGGGTCGGCCGAGGAATTCGTCCAACGCGTCCTCCCGGACGCCTTCCACAACGTGTCGTACATCGTGCAATACTCTGCATCGAGCGGCATCGTCAATAAGGGCCTCTCCGCGCACGTCTTCTTCGTCTTGAAAGACGAGGTAGCTCCGAACGACCTCAAGAACTGGCTTCGCACAATCAACCTCGAGAACCCCGTACTCGAGGCAGCACTGGAGCTTCAAAATGGGAACCATTCTGCGCTGCGTTGGCCTTTGGATGTTACTGTCGCTGGCAACGATAAGTATGTCTATATCGCGCCGCCTGTTTGCACCAACTTTGAAGACCCCCTCACGGGCAAGCGGATTCAACTGGTTCGCAAATCAGTCGGGGACGTTGGTTTCGCTTTCTCTCACCCCGGAAGAGAAGGCATACGCCAGCGCGAGCGAGCAAAAATCCAGACCCTACGAGATGGTAAGCAACTGCCTAAACTGTCTCTCCGAACGAGTTCGGCGGGAGGCTTCGACGTCCTTCTGGACGCGGATCCGATCGAAGTTACGGATTGGTGGTTCTCCAACGGATTCTTCCACCTAAACATCAACGGCGGCGACTCCGGCGCCTACTGGGTTAATCCCAAGAAGCCGAAGTACATTCACTCGTTCAAAGACGAGCCGAGCCGCATCCTGAAGCAATGCGCGCCGGAGTTCTGGAAAGAAATCAAAGACCAATGTGCCCCGGAAGAGATGCTCGTCTTTCGCGACAAGATTGCCGACCTCTACTACTGTGGCAAGTACGACCCGATCGAGGACGAGTACCTCGAACTCTATCCGATCAAACGCACCAACCTGAAGGACTGGTGCGAAGCCGAATATACCGCCGCGGTCCCCGACCCAGTGCCGCAGTACATGCTGCGTTTCGATCCAACCGAAACGTACACCGTCGACCGGGCAGGTAAACGCGTTAACCTCTTCCAAAAGACAGAGTACATGACGCTCGAGCCCGACAAGGGCGCCCGCATCCCGTCAACAATTGACAAAGTCATCAGTCACGTGGTGAATCATGACGAAAAGACTAAAGCCTGGCTCGTTAACTGGCTTGCATTTATTTTTCAGCGGCGGACCAAATCCCGTGTCGCAGTTGTACTTCACGGAACAAAGGGCACAGGCAAGGGCGTCCTTTTCAACGAAATTATCAAGCCGCTCCTGGGAGGCGACTCTTGCCAAGAAGTCCAGCAAAATGAAATCCTCCAAGACCGCTTCAACGAATACCTAGGCCGCACACTGGTGGTAATGCTCGATGAATCCGAAGCCGACGACGCCTTCCGCAACAAGCTCTACCACTGGATCACCGAGCCCAACCTCCGCCTCCGCGTCGCGTACGCCGGCGGCAAAGTCATCGAGAGCCACACCAACTTCATTCTCGCGTCGAACAAACCCGACGCGGCACCCGTCGAAGACAACGACCGGCGCTTCACTGTCGCGCCTCGCCAGCTCCATAAGATCGATCTTACGCACGAGGAAGTAAAGGAACGAATCCCCGAGGAACTCTCTGAATTCGCTCGTTTCCTGCTGGCGTACGAAGTCGACGAAATCATCGCCACTACGCCGCTCGAGAACGAGGCGAAGGACGAGATGCGCGAAGCCGCCCGCGACTCGATCGACATGTTCATCGATGCCCTCATGCAGGGCGACTTCCAATTCTTCGTACGTATGCTCGACACAGCCGGCACGGAAACCGGGCTCGGGGCCGAGACAGCAATCAAGCGTTGGGCCCCATTCGTGAACACAGGCAAGGCCACGCCTGTTACGATGGCCGAGCTGCAGAGCGTCTACCGCCTGCTCTCGGGCAACGCCCTCCCCGTCACGAAGTTTTCCGTGATGCTGCGCAAGCGCGGCGTCCCGAAGCCCGAAGACATGATGATCGGCGAGCATCTGAAGTCCGCCGTCATGGTTGAATGGAAAGGCGCCGCTGCAGCCCTGAGCGGATACAAACATCTCATCGGTGGCGTAAAAGCCCAAGCCATCGACGGCGTCGACCGCGTCGTACTTGCAATGGGCACTAGAAAATAAGAGACCATCATGGACGAAGCTCTCCAAAACGTAATGGACTACATCGACACCGAAGGCACGCCGCTGAAGCGCAGCGAGTGGCGCGAGCTCCTCGGCAATATCATCGACGACTGCAAAATGCGCCTCGAAGCATCGGAAGACGAAGTCGACGAGGAAGACGAAGACGAGGAGGAGTAGTGGCTGGCCCCAAGAAACGAACACCCGAAGGCGAAGACGTCAATTGGGTAACCAAGACTATTGGGTGGCCCTTTCCAACTTGGATCGAACCGGAGCTCTATAAAGACGAGTTCCATTCCGCCGGCGTGACAGACGAGGAAGGGCAGCTGCTCGCCGCCCGGCTCCTCATCAACATGTTCAACTACCTCGGCACGAAGATCGACAAGGCACTGGCCACCGCGGCCGCCGACGTCGAGACGATTGAGTTCAAATACTGGCGCAAACTCAGCGACAAGGCGACTAAGATGAAGCCAACGAAGTTACGCGCAACACTGTTCATGCACCCCGACTACGGCAAAGAGTGGCTCTACGTGGAGCGGGCATGACAACCCCCGAAGACGCGAAAGAAGCTTACGAAGTCTGGCGCGAAGCCATGGCTGACCAAAACATCTCCGTCGATCCTTGGGAGGCTCTCTCGGCCGCAGACGCGTATGCTTGGGTCCAAGTCGTCCACGAAGTGCGGCTCTGGGGCCCGGAGACACTGTGAGCGGACTAATCCCGACGTGGTCGTTCTCGAAACTCGAGGTCTACGAGCGATGCCAATGGCGTGCCTACCTCGAGTACGTCGAGAAGCGCCCCCGTCCGACCTTCGAGAAAGGTACCGACGCGGCGAAGGGCGAAGACGCCAAGAATCGCGGCAAAGAGATCCACGAGAAGGCCGAGCAGTTCGTCCGCGGCGACATCAAGGAGCTCCCCAAGGAGCTCAGAAAGAGCGCAAAGCTATTCGAAGACACCCGCACCCTGATGCAGGAGAACCCCGAGCGGGTGATCCTCGAAGAGAACTGGGGCATCGATCGCGAGTGGCAACCGACAGACTACTTCGGCGCCGATGTCTGGGGCCGCGTTAAAGTCGACCGATTCGTGTGGCTCGACGCCGAGAAGACCGCGGCCGAGCTCACAGATTACAAGTCGGGGAAAAAAGAAGGCAACGAAGTGAAGCACGGCCAACAGGGCCAGATCTACACCGTTACGTCCTTCATGCGATATCCAACGCTTCAAGCCGTTCGGACGCAATTCGAATACGTCGATCACGGCAAGCGATCACTCCCGAAGACGTACAGCAGAGAACAAGCAATGGCGTTCTTGCCAAGTATCGATCGACGAGTGAAAGCGATGACCGAGGCCATAGTGTTCCCGCCGAAGCCGAATCGAATTAATTGTGCCTACTGTCCTTGGTCACCAACCCGCGGAGACGGATCTTGTGAATTTGGTATCGAGGTCTGAAGCAAAGCAGGCCGGCCTGGCTCGGTATTTCACCGGCGCCCCGTGTATCCGCGGTCACATATCCGTCCGATACACAACTGACACACGCTGTGTAGATTGCGCGCGTTGTCGAGCTCGTAAACAATACATTCGCGACGGAAGCAACATTAAAAACAGAGCTAGAAACTGGGGCAAAAATAATCGTATGCAAGCAAACACTAGCCGACGCGCTTATCGGCACACGAACAAAGAAACCGAATTGGCAAAAGCCCGCCAACGCCTAGGATTGCCTAGCCCCTTATACCCGGCTCCACCCCAATGCGAGCTGTGCCAAAAGCTACCCAACAAACGGGCATTGTGCTTAGACCACAACCACGAAACCGGAAAGTTTCGCGGTTGGCTCTGCGACAACTGCAATACCGGCATCGGCAAACTCGGCGATACGGTCGAAGGGCTCGAACGGGCCATTGCTTATTTGAAACGTCAGTAACTAAGTCACTACGCAACGGAGTCACCGAATGAATCGCTACTACGCTTTCACGTTGGACGCCGAAGTCGTCGACCAAGAAGCGCTATACAGCGCCGCCTTTAACCGTGCTCTCGAAGAGGGCATGAGCGGAGAAGAGGCATTCGAACACTTTCGCCCGAACGGATACCTCGACAGCGCGGTATGCCTACAAATGCTCCTGGACCCCGGCTTTTTGCTCGGCATCGATATCATCGAGAGCCGCTGCGAGCGCCTATGATCCGCTTCATTGACCTCCGTGGCCAAGGCACGGGTTACCGATTCGCGTACTTCGACACGCGGACCGACAAGTTCTTGGTGCTCGGGGACGAATACGATTCCTGTTGGGACGAGTTCCACGAAGTCGAAATGCTTACTGGTGTGCCGATAGACTTCCTCGCGCGTCTCGAGCGACTTACGCCGCAATGGGCTAAGGAGCCTGGCGAGGATGACATCGATGCTTTTTATGATATCGACCCGCACTGTTGCGGCGATTACGAAACGGCAGAGTAACGGAGTCACCGAATGCTGTGGACATCATCCGGAATCACTCGCTATTCGAGCGTCAAGTCATGGCTCATGCGAAACACCCGCACACACGAGCTTCGAACTGTCGACTGTGTAACGCGCCTCGAGCTGCTGGCTACGGGGTCCGATTGGACCACATGTCACGCGATGGAGTACTACTAAATGACCAAGCACACGCCCGGACCTTGGGACCGAACTAATCTCACCATCCACACGAAATCAACAGCGGAACGCGGCGCTCTTGGCATCGCCCGGGTATTCGAAGCCGGCATAGAGACCGAAGCCGCAGATAGCGTCGATCAGGCAACGGCGAACGCGAATTTGATCGCCGCTGCCCCGGCGCTCAGAAAATTCATCGATCAAATCGCACGCATGGAAACAGCCGAGGAATACGACGAGCGCACCAACGACGACGGAATGAGTGGTGACGACGCCGTTGACACGCTTTCTGGCCTGATTCGCCAAGCTCGCGAACTAACGGAGTCCCGATGTTATTCATGAACGAGTACGAGACCGAGACATGAAAGTTTACCGCCGTTCATTCAAGACCGAAGTCGAGGCTCAAGCCTACCTCGAGGGCATCCTACACGTGAACGACTCCGCCATAACGGCCGAGCGCGAAGGACGCGACGTGATCATATGCGACGAAGACGCCTCGAACAAGGACGACGAATCAGAAGATTGAGTCACTTAATCACGGAGTCACGAAATGAACGGTGAAGAGCTCTATCAGGTTTACGTCGACGCGAACGACTACTTCGACATCGGCGTAAGCAGTTGGCATGAGTTGGACCCCCTCGACCAACACTGCTGGAACAAAATGGCCAAGCTGCTCGAAGAAGGCCGCGGAGTCATCGAATGCTAATCCTCTCAGACAGCGAAGCCGCCGACGTCATCTATTACTTAGATGATCTGATCGTCGGATACGAGAACCTCAGTGAAGAAGTCGAAGCCGACGAGCTCGAAGAAGTTCGAATCCTGCGAGAAACGCTCGTGGAGCGGTTCCGGGGACAACGCGGGAAGGAATTCTGAGTACGCCATGGCAAAGTACAAAGTGTTCTTCAGCATTCCGGCATATCGCGATGTGATCGTGGAAGCGGAGACTGAGGAAGAAGCAATTCGAAAAGCCCACGACATCGATCCTGGCGAGGACGCGTACTACGAGATCGACTGGGACGCTACCGAAGAGTATGTGTTCAACATCAAGCTCTGAGTCACTTAGTCACTGCGCGACTGCGCTGCCTCGCTTTAGGCGAGAAGATCACAGCGCAGAAAGGCCAACCGAGCGGTTAACTCGGACGCGCAGTGACTAAGTGGCTTATGGGTGGGCTGGCATGGTGCTGTGGGCCCGAGGACGCTCGGTGGCACTGCGAATCACGGTTCGAATCCGTACCCCTCCACCACTTGTACCAAAACCCGTGACAAGGATTTGACGGAGCCTACAATTATGCCTAATACCAAATCTCCCGTCCCTCTACGCTGGCTCGTGGAGCGGATCGAAGAGCTCACGGAAGAGCTGAATGACACGATCAAAATCGCTCGAGAGCAGGGCCACGAAATCACTGTGGGCCTGGCTCACTTTGCTGGACAAATGCTCGACCCGCCCGGAGATAGCATTACTATCAGTTGCACTGGGCGCGTGTTTACTGGCATCAGGCTGCGAGTCGATTCGGCAGATCCAAGACTCTTCGATCCGACCGACTAGCTACTCCCGAACGATCTGGCTCGAGCCCGGCATCGAAGCAAAAGGCCGCAAAGGCGACGGCCGCTACGAAGATTACCGCTGTACCGAAAACCTCCTCCTAGTGTGCGAGATCTTCGGACGACAGTACTACTGCACCTGTAAATAACAAGAAGAACAAAACCGCATGGAAATCCCCCCGCTGTTTCCGCAGCAAGCGGAGACCGTTACTTTCATGAAGGAGCGACCTCGTGTATTCGACATGTCCGACCCCGGAACTGGAAAAACACGAGCTCACTTGGAGGCATATGTTGAACGCCTCAATCACTGCAACGGAAAAAAGCTTTTGGTCCTGGCTCCAAAAAGCATTCTCCAACCAGCCTGGGGTAACGATATTGATTCGTTCTTTCCAGGACTACGTTACAGCGTTGCTTATGCGTCTAATCGAGAAGCTGCGTTCAAGCTCGATGCCGACGTCTACATCACTAACCACGACGCGGTGAAATCCCTGTTCGGTAAGAAGGCAATCTTGCCGGCAAAATTCTGGGACAAGTTCGACTCACTTATCATCGACGAGTCCACCGCATTCAAACACCACAACTCACAACGATCGAAATCCGCTCGTCACGCATCAAAGATCTTCGAGTTCCGTGAAGTACTCACTGGAACGCCGAACCCCAACTCCGTGACAGAGCTCTGGCACCAAACGCTGCTCCTCGACGAGGGCGAGCGGCTCGGAACATCGTTCTGGAAGTTCCGTCAGGTTGTCCAGGAGCCCGTTCAGATCGGCCCGCAACCCCAGATGGTCAAGTGGACAGACAGACCGGGCGCCGAAGAAGCGGTCTTCGATCAGCTACGGGACATCACGATCCGTCACAAACTCTCGGGCGTTCCCGGGAACCACACACACGCAATCGTGTTCGATCTGCCACCCAAGGTCCGCGCGCAGTACCAGGAGATGCTCGATCACGCCTTCACAATGACGGAGGAAGGCAAGATCATCACCGCGGTCCACGCGGCGAGCCTGAATCAGAAGCTGCTGCAGATGGCCTCCGGTGCCGTTTACACAGGAGACGAGCATGAATACGCAGCCCTCGACGATGGCCGAGCCGAACTCGTCATGGATCTGGTCGATGCTCGGAGAGATCCCTGCATCATCGTGTTCCAGTGGCGCCACCAGCGCGAGACGCTCATGGAGGCGGCCCAGAAGCGCGGTTTCCCTATGGCCTTCATCGACGGCTCGGTCCATAGCGATCGTCAGCGGTCACAGCACGTGGCGGACCTTCAGGCTGGGAAGCTTCGAGGACTGATCGTTCACCCGCAAAGCGCCGGGCACGGCCTGACGCTGACACGCGCCAAGACGACGATCTTCGTATCCCCGACATACAACGCCGAGCACTACAAGCAGGTCTTTCACCGGATTGTCCGTGCTACCCAAACGAGTGAGACAGAAACGCTCCACGTGGTGGCGCGAGGGACGATCGACGAGACCGTGTATTCGAAGCTCGACGGCAAGTTGAACTCGATGCAGATCCTGCTCGATCTCGTACAAAACAACAGAGAAGTGAGAATCGCAGCATGAGCGCAGTACTCAAAGAAGACCTGATTGGCTCCCAAGAAGCCGTTGAGGCCCTGAAGCTGTCAGAAGAGCAGCTGGCACTGACTCCCGGCCAGATCATCGCAGAGCTGATCGAGATCCGCGACGAACGCGGCCGCCTCAGCAAGCGCGACAAGGAACTCGTGGAGGCCTGGCGCGCATTTGAAGCGCGACTGATCCAGATCGGCGACGAGCAGGGTATGAAGCGCATCGGCAGCGATCTCGCCACGGCGACGATCACCGAAGAGACGCTCCCCCAGCTCGAGAGCATGGAAGACCTCTGGCAATACATGAAAGACAACGACGCGCCGCACATGTTGCAGTGGCGTGTCTCGTCTTCGGCCTACCGCGAACTGCAGGACAGTGGCATCGATGTCCCAGGAATTATCCCGTACGTTCAACGAAAGATCAGCTTAAGGCGCAGATAGTCCGCCCACGACGAGTTTTATGTTCGCAAGGACGCGAAAAGAAGCCCTAGTGTTGGGTACCAAACGGTACGCCACCGGAAAACCTTGCCCGCACGGGCATATTTCCGAACGCTATACCGGCGATTCTGCTTGCATTCAGTGCAAAAAGACTTGGATGAAAGACAATCCCGAGAAGCGTAGAGCGGTACAACGAGCCTGGCAACGAAAAGCCGCCGGCGCTAGTCCCCCGACACGCCCGGAACCGATTAAGTGCGAATGCTGCAAGGGCCCGCCGGGGCAACAAGGCTGGCACGCGGATCACGACCACGAAACCGGCCGGTTTCGTGGGTGGTTATGCCATAGATGCAATCTAGGCATAGGAAGTCTAGGTGACGACCTAGCCGGCGTGCTGAACGCCGTGAGATATCTCCAAAGCAACTAAGGAAAATCATGGCCAAGAAAAACGAAGAAGCCGGCCCGAATCCCGGTACCCAGATCGTCAACATCGAAGAGCAGCTGAAGAGGCAGCTCGCCGGTCTCCAGAATCGCGTTGGCGCCCCACCGTCGAACAAGATCGCGACCAAAGGCAAGGTGTTCACGCTGCCCGACGGCAAGACCGGCACCGAGCTACAGGTCATCATCGGCGACTGGCGGCACGTGCTAGCGCACTACCCCGGTGTCTACAACGCGAACAACCCGCAGGATCCGGACTGCTTCGCGGTGGGCTCGTTCAACCCCGACTCGGGCCAGCTGGTGGCCCACGCCAACATCGCCAAGCCCCACGGCGAGAACTGCAAGGTGTGCCCGAAGAACCAGTGGAAGTCGGCGGCCACCGGCCGCGGCAAAGCCTGCAAGAACCAGATCCGCCTCATGGTGTTCGCTGCGGCAGACATCCTCGAAGGCAAGGAAGTACAGCCGATGACGCTGTACATCAGCCCGACGGGCCTCAAGGGCTTCAACGCCTACGTGACGGACCTCGCGAGCTATCACCAGCTGGACCTGATGCAAGTCGTGACGCACGTGTCGTTCGACCCGAACGAGACGTACCCGTCGCTCGTGTTCAAGATGCTCGACAAGCATGCCCAAGTGAACCAGGTGTGGGCTCTGCGGCAACGCCACCAAGAGGTCGTCGACCGGCCGATCGAGTTCCGCAACGCGGCGAAGGCGGCGTAACGATCACGGCGGCGATGGCGGAACGTAGACGCAACCAGACAACGGGAAAACTGCGGGTTCGAGTCCCGCTCGCCGCTACCATTTAGCTTGAGAGAGAGTAAGTACACAGCTGACTTACGTAAAGAGCTACACCGCTCGGTGTATGCCCTCAAGCTGAATGTTGCCTATGCCAAAGGCATACCGGATTGCTACTACAGTGGTAGTAGATCCGATCTGTGGAACGAACACAAGAAATTCGACACGTTGCCGCCACTTGTCGATCTGATGAACACGGACATCACCAGCAGCCTGCAGCAAATGTGGCTCGCCGGCCGTCATGCCGAAGGGCGGAACGTCGGAATGATCGTGTTCAGCCCGGAAGGGCACCTGTTTCTACCCGGGCTTGAATGGATGAAGCCCATCACGCGGGAAGAATTCCGCTCACGGATGAAGAACAAAAAAGACTTGGCCGCGGAGCTCATTGAGCTACTCGGACCGGTTGAAGGACCAATATTACCGTGACGATCACTGAATTTGAGATCTACCCGGTCAAAGATTTTGGAGAGACGGCAGCGCTCGCCGCACGCGACGAGGACGCCGATTACTTCAGTCTCTTTGGCAGGGTGGATGGAGAAGCGAATGACTTTTACGTCTGCATTGGCGATTACCCATCGCGAGGCGCCGCAGAGCTGACCAAAGAACTCTTGGATAATAAGAAGCAGGGCCTACCACAACTATAAGAAGAGCCCGCCACCTTGAGGCCTGGTCAGCCAAGAAGCGCCAGGCCTCGTCTTTTTGAAGAACAATAAAAATGACGAAGCTACTGAACATCGACTCGAACGCGAAAACTGTGAAGGGTCAGAAGCACGGATATCTGACGGGCGTGATGTATCTCGCGCCGTACAAGATCTCCGGCTATAACGTGTGCCCCACCGCGGAGCTCGCAGGTTGTTGGAAGACATGCCTGAACACCGCGGGCCGCGCCAGCATGCCAGTGAACGGCACTTTCATAAGTCCCGGCGGCATCGAGCTACCGGACAACGCGATCCACCACGCACGCATCCGGCGTACGAAGTTGTGGATCGAAGACAAGGTCACATTCTGGGACATGTTGACCAACGAAATTTTCTTGCTGCGCCGGCGTGCGAAGCGCGTCGGACTCATTCCCGTCGTTCGATTGAACGGCACCAGTGACATCCTCTGGGAACGGGAACGCGACACAGAATCGGGCAAGGCCATATTCGATTTGTTCCCGGACATCCAGTTCTACGATTACACAAAATTGCCCGCGCGGTTGTCGTGGCCTGAGATGCCCGGGAACTACCACTTGACGGTGTCCTACAGCGAAGCGTCTCCGTTCTACACAAAGCAGTGCCAACGCGCGTTCGAGAACGGTGCCCCGCTAGTAGCCGTCGTCAAGGACCAAGCATTGAAGGATCGCTACCTCGAGCTCGGCGCCGTCGATATGGACGAGCACGATTTGCGGTTCGTGAACCCGCCCAACTCTTTCGGCGTGCTGAAGGCAAAGGGCCTCGCGAAGAAAGAAACCAACGGATTTGTTTTACAGGAGATCTCATCTTGGATACAAGCAGCTCTAAATACCCGCAGCACGAAAGACTCAAAGCAATCCAACCGCTCAGCCAAGCGTGCGGCGAGTTCCTAGAGTTTCTATCCGAAAAGGAGATCCTTCTCGGGGAGTACGTCTTCAGTAATGACCGGTTGATCCCGGTCCGCACTAGCACGGAAAAGCTCCTCGCGGAATTTTTCGAAATCGATCTCAAAGTGCTCGAGCAGGAGAAAGAACACATGCTCGAACAGATCCGCAAGGAGTAACCCGAGTGATTGTGCCCCACATCACAAAGCGCCAACTCGCGACGATCCTTGCTGCACTTCGGCTCTGGCAAGACGGCTCGGCCATCGGAGACGACGGTGACCCGTATCTTGCTGACATTGCTACCAACGGCGGCAAGTTCGAGCCGCTGAACAACAGCGAAATCGACATACTTTGTGAACGACTAAACTCTGGAGAAAAACTGTGAGTCATGAATTGGATTTCTCGAAGGGCAAAGCCGCGATCGCTTTTCGCGGCGAAGTGCCGTGGCACGGCTACGGCGAGATCATGCAACCCGGCATGACGATCGACGAGTGGATCGAAGCCGCCGGCCTCGACTACGAAGTGATGGGACGCCCAGCATACTTCCTCGACACCGACGGCGAGCAGGTCCATATCCCACAAGCCAAGGCACTCGTGCGCAGCGACACCAATACAACGCTGTCAATGGTGAGTCAAAAGTACAAAGTCGTCCAGCCGCGACAGATCATCGAGTTCTTCCGCGACCTCACCGAGCGACAGGGCTTCGAGCTCGAGACCGCCGGTGCCCTCGCAAATGGCCGCCGCGTCTGGGGCCTTGCTCGTCTCGGCCGAGACTTCGTTCTGGACGGCGGCGACAAGGTCGACGGCTACCTCCTGCTCGCGACATCGTACGACGGCAAGTTCGCCACTACGGCGCAGCTCACGTCGATCCGCGTCGTCTGCAACAACACACTGACATGGTCGCTCGAAGACGGAGGCAACCAGCACGTCGTGCGCGTCCTACACAGTCAGGACTTCGACCCCGCGACCGTTCGCACCGATCTCGGTTTGCTCGATGCGAGTTGGACCGGGTTCACGACGGCCATCAAGGAAATGTCGCAGGTGCACGTCAGCGAACTCGAGGCCGTCCTCTACTTCATGGAGCTGATTGGTGAGGAAGAGGAAGATCCGCAGTTCGCGATCGACAACAACTACATGCTGCGTAAGCTCATGCAGGGTCGCGAGAACGCGCCAGGCGCGAAGCTACCCAGCGCAGACGGTACGATTTGGGGGCTGCTGAACGCGGTCACCTACTTCACCGACCACATTCGCCGCGCCCACGACGCCGGCAGCCGCGTGAACAGCGCGTGGTTCGGTCAGTCAGCCGTACTCAAGCGCCAGGCCTTAGAGAAGGCCCAGCGGCTCACCCAGTTGAAACTAACGCCGCCTCATTGAGGCGGTTCCTGGTCTCCCCGGAAACCTCCAGCAGGCGAGCGGCGGCGTCAGCGAGAAACAGACCCGATGTGTGTGACGCCGGCGGGGCAGACCGATAGGACATAGCCCGGCTAATTGGGCCATCCGCCGCATAACAAGATTCACACCTCCAAGGATGGATAGTGAACAAAATTCACCCAGTCAATTCCGTATTAGATGCCGAAGCCCTGCTAACCCGTCTTGGGATCGAATGGGAGATCGTCGCTACCACGAAGCAGAATGTAGGCAGAGACCCCGTCGTGAACCAGTACAAGGATTCGTACGGCAACGCCTGCCACTTCGTGAACGCGAAGTCGCGAGCGATCGCGAGCTTCGTACAGGAAACAAAAGCGCTTGTAATCTACGAACGACCAAAGCCAATCGCGTTGATCACGTATATACAACTCAACTGTCGGAGGAAAGATGGACGCAAATTTAGCAGTGATCAAATGGTCAGCAATCTCGCCCATCGCGTCAATCGAGCAGATCAAAGCGGAGTTCCGCGAGAAGATAGCCCCGTGCTTTGAAGAGCTCAACATTATCGAGGTCAACGTCGACTACACCGGTGATGGCGAAGGCAAGGGCTGGGTCGAGACCCCGATGGCCTTCGGCAAACACGCCCACCTCTCTACACAATTTGCCAGCGCTTGCACCTCGGAAGGGCGAAATCTAGCCGATTGGTTCGAGGCTGCCACGTACCGCTTCCTTGCCGCAGCGATTCCGGGCTGGGAACACGACCTCGGCGAAGGCACCGTCGAATTCTACGCAGACGGTCGAATTGTCATTGACTACGACCATCACATCTGGGAAACGAAGAGCGAGCATCACGAACTATGAGCGACGAAGATGAAGAGATTCGCGGCTGGGACGTGTTCATATCTGGTTACGGCCTCGTGATTCAAAGAGACGACGAAGCCGGTATGTACGACGACGACCATGACGCCGTCCGGCAGGCGTGCAAAGAGGCCGCTCATGGCGACGAGTTCGCCCGCGAAGCGCTTATCTGCTGCTGCACACAGGACGACGAGCGTTGGGCAAAATTCTTGAAGCGGAGGAAACGCTGATGGCCTACATCAAATTCCGCCCCATGCTCGGCCCCAACAGCGACACCGAGTACGAGGCCGAGTGGTTCACGGACGCAGATGCTAAAGAGTACTTCGACGGCGACGAATCGTCGCCCGAAGAGATCGACATGTACTACCTCGAGCTCACAGATGCCGAGGTCCAGGCTCGCAACGACGCCGCGATGACGTTCTTCGACTTCGTGTCGAGAGACTACGTTGTCGTCGGAGAGCCGAGAATCGAATAGTTTTGTCAACGGCCCGTCGCGAAGTTTGCAGACTGGCGCGGCAGCTGCAAGGCAAACGACCGGAGGGGGCGATGGCAGGTGTGCTCCGGCCTCAACCTTCGAAGCGCAGGGAATAACCGGTAACGGCAAGCGGTGGCGTTCCAACCGCTTCCGGCGTGGCCGGGCCCAACCGAAAGGTGAAGGGGACCATCGCTCGCGGCGGTATCCGTAAACTACTGGTGAAAAACACAGTGGGTCCGGGACGGGCCCGCTCTTAGAATTCTGGCCATAACAAGAAAGGAAACACGGATGTTTCTAGTAGGACTTTGTGGAAAAGCTGGCGTCGGCAAAGACACCGCCGGTGCGGTCCTCGTCGATCATCTCGGCTTCGAACGCTTCAGTTTTGCAGATCCCATCAAAGCGGCCCTGAGCGCCATGTTCTACTGGCCACTCGAGAAGTGGGAGGACCGCGAGTGGAAGGAACGGAATCTCCCGGGCCGGCAATACTCCCCGCGCCTACTTGCTCAGACACTCGGCACCGAATGGGGTCGTGACCAAATCAGCAGCAACTTTTGGATCGACGTCGTGGAATCACGGCTCAACGAGCTGCATAGATTCAGCCCGTCACGCGTCGTCATCACCGACGTTCGCTTCGAGAACGAGGCGCACTGGATCCAGCAACGCGGTGGCTTAGTGATTGAGATCGTCCGCACCGATGCGCCCGCGATCGCTTCCCACGTTAGCGAAGCCGGCATCCGCTCGTCCCTGATCGACTTCACGCTCGTCAATCACGGCGCGCAAGAAGACTTCGAAGCACAGATCTACAGTGAGATCCATGCGAAGCTCATAGCGGGTCACTCGCTATGAAGGAGTACCACGCGATCATCATGGTCCCCGTTCTCCTGCCAATCGAGACTGACGACTTGGCTGCGGCAGAACTCATCGCGAAAAACGAACGAGACCGCTACACCTCCGTAAAACGCCCAGACGGAGAGATGGCTCCGCCGTATCTCCTATCCATCCAAGAGATCAACACCCATGACAGCAACGCCGAAACCGATTTCGACCCCGTCAGCTCCCGAGCCGCATAAATACATCGAGCTCTCCGATGGTTCGGTCTTCTATCCGGAAACGGAGACGACGTTCAATCCGGTGACAATCGCCCATAGCGGCGCCCTCACGTGCCGCTTTGGCGGCCAGTGCCGCGACTTCTATTCCGTCGCACAGCACGCCGTGCTTGTATCGCACATCATGGACTACAACGGCGGTAACCCGTTCGAAGGCCTCATGCACGACGCCAGCGAGAGCTTCGTGCTCGATATGCCGACACCAATCAAAAAGATGCTGCCGGATTACACTAAGCTCGAGAAGGATCTGTGCGGCCGCATTCGCGTTTGGGCCGGCCTTCCGTTCGAGAAGTCGAAGGACTGCGAGCTTGCTGACAAGCTCGCACTATTCATGGAGGGCTACGATCTCCTGCCGCATCGTGGCACGACGTTCGACGACCCTACGGGGCTCCGGAAGATTGCGCTGTCACAACGAGAGAAGTTCCTCTTGTTGTTGGCACCTCTCGATTGGCGGGCAGCGAAAGAGAACTGGCTGTACCACTTCAACCGGCCAATGACAGTCTGGAAGAACTTCAAGGTGGCGAAATGAATAGACGCGGCTTCATCACAGTATCACTAGGTGCCGCCGTAGCCCTCATATTGCCGGGCCCAACAAGGGCCCGGCCGGTATTTTCGTGGCAGACGCGGCGGTTCGACAGGGGCGCAGACGTCGGAACGGCAATCACTTTGATCTTGCCAGACGGACGCGTGATCAGGAACGCGGCGCGTACCAAAGATTGTCCGCGCAGCCAAGAGGTCAACGCGATTCACAGCCACAAACAAGTTCTGGCCTATTGGGTCGAGCACAAGTTCGGCATACCCAAAGAACTTATCTACGCAGAGGCGTGATGCGCACGCTGTTCCAAGACTATGAATTTTTTTACGGGCCCGTCGAGATCGACGGTCCGGTTGAGCTCAACAAGCGCGGCAAGCCCAAAAAGCCGAAGACGTTGAATCTCTCGCTGCGCAATACGAAACTCTCGATGACCGACCTGATTCGGCATCCAGCGTTCGATTTATTCGGCGCCTCACTGAAGTGGGAAGACGAGCCGAAGCCGCGGTTCTATCGCGCGGGCGAGCTCAAGAACGTCTACGGCGACGTTGACTGGAAGAACACCCGTGTCGTCGCGCACAACGCGATGCTTGAAGGGATCATCAACTTCGAAAAATTCGGCGTCGTCCCCGGCGCGTACTTCTGCACGATGGCTTGCGCCGAAGCTCTGTTCCAAGGCTCGGTCCAAGTCGGCCTTGATACGCTCGCTCGGATGTTCGGCATCGGCCAGAAACTCGACGAGCTCCACAAGTTCAAAGGGCTACGGGCGAAGGACCTGACTGAAGAACAGTGGACCGCGCTCGCCGCTTACTGCAACCACGACATCGCGCTCACGGAGCCGCTGTACAACGCGCTGGCCCCGAGCCTGCCACAGGCCGAGCACCAAATCATGAATCACACGATCATGATGTATGCTAACCCAGTTTTACGCGTTGACCTCAAGATGGCCCACGAGGCGCTCGCCGAGGCGGAAGAGAAGCGCGCAACACTGATCGCGGCCACGGGGCTCACTGACAAGCAGATTGGTAGCAACGGCACGTTTGCCTCCGTGCTCAAGGGCAAGCTCGGCTGGATCCCGCAGAAGGTCAGCAAGAAGACTGGCAAACTCACATATGCGTTCGCGAAGACCGACAAGGAATTCGCGAAGCTCAAGAGCCACACCGACGAGAGTGTGCGCAACCTCGTCCTGGCTCGGCAGGAAGTAAAGTCGCCTACGATCATCACTCGTACGACGCGCGTTATCAGGACCGGCACCACGGGGACCGAGTTCTTCCCCGTCGCGTTGCACTACTCGCGCGCGCATACGATGCGCTGGGCCGGCGGTGATCGGGTCAACATCCAGGCGTGGAACCGTAAGAGTAAGCTCCGTAAGTCACTCATTGCGCCGCCGGGCTACGTCATCGTCGTCGTCGACAGCGCGCAAATCGAGTGCCGTACGCTCGCCTCGATTGCTGGCCAGGAAGATTTGCTTCAGATGTTCCTGAACGGCGAAGACCCATACAACCACATGGCGATGCTGGTGTTTGGCGGCGGACCCTACGACAAAGACAGCGACGAGCGGTTCATGGGCAAGACCATGGTGCTCGGCCTCGGCTACGGCATGGGGGCTCCGAAGTTCCACAACGAGATCGTAACCGGCGCCCGCGGCCGCGCAATGCCGATCACGCTCGAGTTCGCTGATCGCGCCGTGAAGATCTACCGCGGCGCGAACGACAAGATCTGCGGCGTCTACGATCCGATGCTCCGGAAGACCGATGGCGGGTTCTGGCAGTACGCGGACAGCATGATCGAGTACCTAACGCACGGTGACGAACGCCGCGAGTTCATGGACGGGATGGTTACGCTCGACCCGGCAGTCGGCAAGGTGATCTTCCCCAACGGTACCTTCCTGCGTTATGCCGAGCTCACCTGCGACGAAGGTGACTACGTCTACAAGTCGCAGAAGAAGGGCAAGTACGTCTGGAAGAAGATCTACGGCGGATTGTTCACCGAGAACCTCGCCCAGAAGATTGCCCGCGATATCGTCGCAACGCAGTGCAGCACGGTTGCTCAACGCTACCGATGGGTGCTATCGACACACGATGAAGGCGGCTTCCTCGCCCGTAAGGAAGAAGCCGCCGAGGCGCTGGCATTCGCGGTCGAGACGTTCCGCACGAATCTCCCGTACACGAACATCCCGCTCAACGCGGAAGGTGCTTATGCCACCTTTTATTCGAAGTAGGAACCATGATCAGACTCAGTAAAGAAACCCCGGAAAGTACAGACATTTTGGTTTTCGACGTGCGCGACAAGTCGATCGCACTGAGCACGATGCGTGAGCCGAAGGTCTACCTCGGCAAGATTATCCCCATCAACAACGGCTTCCGCTGGGAGTCTGCGTTTGGTGGCAACCAGGGCCAAGCCGCAACTCAAGAGCGCTGCCAATACTGGATCGAAATCTGCGCAAAGGGGGCTTACCAATGAGTGCCATCTTCGCCCCGCCGGCCACGAAGGCCGAGCTTACGCCGACCAACACCCATCTGATGGCCGACATAGAAACACTCGGCACGTGCCCGCGCTCAGCGGTGCTGACGATCGGCGCCGTGCTCTTCGACCCGCGTAAGCAGGACGACGTCGGCGCGCTCGAGCGACGCGGTCTCCTCCGACGCGTCTCAATGAACGACGCGCTCACACACGGCACCGTCGACCCCGACACCATCAAGTGGTGGTTCGAGCAGGACGACAAAGCCATCAAGGAACTCGTCACCGGCGAGATCGTATCGCTCAAGACCGCCCTCGAAGAGCTGCGGCAGTACGCCGTGCATCGCTGGGTCAAGGGTGACGACAAGTTCTTCGCCGGCCATTCGCAGTATCCGATTGCCACGACGATCTGGGCGAACAGCCCGAACTTCGACTGCACGATCCTCGAGCACGCGTGCCGCCAAGTTGGCGAGGTCTTCCCGTTCAAGTTCTTCCAGTACCGCGACGTGCGAACACTGAAGGACTTAGCGTGGCCGAACGGACCAGATTCCATTCCGAAATTCGCATCAGGCACTAAGCACAATGCACTTAGTGACGCTGTCAGCCAAGCACTGATCGTGCAGGCCGGCTACAAGCAGCTCGGCCTCTCGACCGAGAACATTTCCTTCAGCACGTTCTAAGGACGGAACAATGAGCAGATTACGACCAGAATGCAAAGATGGATCATGGGCGGCCCTCTTCGATGACTACACTGCTCTGCGTCGAATTTACAAAGCCGTGGCTCGGCGCCGTTCTCTGGCTCACGGGAAACTCCATGACGGCGAGGGCAAGCACTGCGCAATGGGGTGCTTTTGGACAGACAACACCGGGTCCGTGAACACGTGGCTCGTCGATCAGATCGCCACGGTCAATGATTCCGTCCCCCCGACAGCTACGCCCAAAGAGCGATGGGACCACGTGATGAAGTGGCTGCGTTGGAAGCTCGACCTATGAGCCGGTCAGGATACAGCGACGACTGCGGCGGCTGGGGCCTCATCATGTGGCGCGGCGCAGTGGCAAGCGCTATCCGCGGCAAACGAGGCCAGGCGTTCCTGCGCGAGATGCTCACAGTCCTCGACGCGATGCCCGTAAAGCGCCTCATTACCGACGAGCTCGAACATCAGGGCGAAGTCTGCGCGATCGGTTCCGTAGGAGTTGCTCGCGGCATCGACATGAGCGAGCTCAACGCCGAGAACGCCGACCAGATCGGAGAGACATTCGGCATCGCCCCGGCGCTCGTCAAAGAGATCGAGTTCATGAATGACGACGGTTGGTACTTCGCGTATACACCAGAGAAGCGGTGGCTCTGGGTCCGTAACTGGGTCGCTAAGTCACTTGCCCCTCCGGAGCCGGTTGTATGAGTGACTATCGCGTTGTCCGCTATCGGCGAGAGTACGACATCGTCCACGGAGTCACTAAGTCACCGGGTCACAAATACACTCCGATCGTAGTGCTCGACGAATACAACGTGCGCCTGCTCAAGGTGCCGAATGCCGAGGCAACAAAGCACTTCGAGACTATGGACTATAAGCTAAGTCGCGCAGTGCGCGGGCTGTTACGAATCGGCCGCGGATGGACCATCACGAAGGAAGCGAAAGACTTCCTCAAGGAGATCAAATGAGCAAGTTACTCGACACACTGAAGAAGACCCGCACCCTTATCCGCAAAGGGTGGACTCAGGGCGTCTACGTCAGCTACGGCGCCGACAACGCCTGCTATTGCTTGGCGGGTGCTTTGCGGTTTAGTGGCAGCGACCCTTACCGCGAATTCGGGCGCCTCGAGCGCCTGGTACGCGGCTCGATGAAAGCCCTAGGCTTTCGTAACGAAGTCGACATGGTTCTTTGGAACGACGCGGCCGAACGTAGAAAGTCGCACGTGGTTCAGCGGCTGTCGGACGCGATCAAGAAGCTCGAAGCCGCGACATGAACGAGCCGATACCGATGAAGATAAGTATCTCTTGGTGCGACACCATCATCGAGAACTGGCCCACTCGCGAGGAACAAATTACGATTCGGAACGAATGCAACCTCGCACGTTGGACCGCACGAATGAGACGCGATCCACTCGCGTCGGCGGGGCCGACGGTTACGGCATGAGCAACCACGAGCATCCGTGCAAGTATTGCTACGAGGACATGCGCTTGATGTGGTCCGATCCAAACCACGAAGACCGATGCCCCGACCGCAACCAGCACACTGCCGATTGTGCTGTACATAATCGCGCCGGCCGGTGCGATTGCAGCTACTCAGATGATTGACCAGATCGCGATCTTCGGCCTCGGCGTTGCCGCCGTGACCCTGACGAACCAGCGGCCCGAGAAGGTCCGCCGCTGGGCGCCGATCTGCGGCTTCGCCGCGGAGCCGTTCTGGTTCTATACCGGGATCGTAAACGAGCAATGGGGGATCGTTGGCCTCGCATTCGTTTACGGCGCAGCATGGGGTCAAGGCATTTACAATCACTGGATCAAGAAGGAGCCGGCGAATGAGCGTCGATGAATGGTGGGACCAAGTCAAAGATAGCACGGTGTGGGCCGACGTAATGCGCGATAGACCTTGGGACGGACTGTGGCCCGGCGCTCAAAACGAGCTCGAAAAGATCTTTGAGCGCTGGGAGCGGGTCACACCGCAACTGAATCCGGAGACGATCTTTAATGACCAGAAACATACCCGGAGGTAAAAATTAATGACTAGGGAAAAGCTTCTCAAAGAATACGACTTGGTTCAGATCATCGGCACCGTCGAATCCGATGCTAAAGAGCGCGAGTACGGCATTTGGAAGGGCGAACGCTACATAGCCGTCGTGATTGCAAAAAACAAGTACGACGCTTTTTTGAAATACGTCGATGGTCAAAGGTAAGCACACGATGTTTAGACGATTTCGGCAATGGTGGGAGCGGCGGCGTGCCCGCCCTGTGCCCGAAATGCAAAGAGGCAAAGTCTCTGGAGCCCTCATCGTGAACACGTTGCTGCAAATCATCGCGCTTGCGCCGATCTGGTACGGAGTCGGCGTGTTCATCTACGCGGGCTATCTCGCCGTGCGCTATGGCATCGAGTTTCGGAGGTAGGCGTGTTTAAAGTCTACGACAAGGTGTGGGTGATGCTCGGCAGCAAGCCACGGGAGCTGCGTGTGTTTGCCGTGATCGAGAGCATGGGCTATTGGAAGCAAGGCACGGAGACGCACTACCGCCTTGTCGATAGCGTGGTGGGCGCCGGCTGGGGCGGCAACGAAGGCATCCGCGCTGACGTTCATGACGTATTCGCCACGAAGGCCGCGCTAATTGAATCACTTTCTCGGAGTTAGGCGTGTGACTGAAATCAGCGCAGATACACTATCGCGCCGCGCAGAGACGCTACTCGACGAGTTCAAGCGTTCGCGGGAGCGCGCAGCCACACACGGCGGCTCTGTTGTTTGGTGGCTTGAGACCTCGATGCGGATGCAAGAGCTTCGTTGCTACTGCAAGGCTCTAGCCTGGACGCTCGGAGTCCCGGCGGCCAAGGCGAGGACAAAGAGCGAGCTGGCGAAGTGGGCTGTTGATCGTTTGTCTCGGGAACCCTGAGGCCTTAATTTTTTACCTTCGGAGGGACCGTGGGGCCGATCGTAAACGAAGACGAGCTTCTGAAGCTCGCAAAACTTTCTAGTAGAGCAGCTCTGATCAGACACCTCAAGAGCGCCGGCATCCCTTTTCGTCGATTGAATGGGGCGCCCTTTACCACCGTCGACGCGATCACTGCTACACTGATCGGCCGAGCAAGCAAGCAGAAGGCGGAGCCACGCTGGGATGCAACTACCTAAAGGGGTATTCGAGCGCCACGGCGCCTACCACCTCGACCTTGGCTATGTCGATGCCCGTCGCAAATCCAAGAAACTCTCCCGTATCGCCGACGGCGAGTCCGCGCTCTACGAAGCGCTCGCCAAAGCTAAGAAGCCCGGCGGCCGCCTCCTATCGGATCTCTTCGACGACTACCTTCTTTTCGGGGTGGATGAGCTCGCCGAGAACACCAAGACTGACTACCGCGGCTACATCAAGCGAACCCTGCGCCCGAAGTTTGGTCACATGGAGCCAGACGAGCTCACGCCCGGCCAGGTTGCCCAGCTGCTCGAGAAGCGCCGCAGGGGTGACCCCAAGGCGGGGGTCCGCAAAGCCCCCTCGGTAGCCAACAAGGAGGCCGCCTGCCTGTCCACGGTTTTCCAGTACGGCATTCGCAACGGCCGCTGCAAGGTCGATCCCACCCGCGGCATCCGCCGCAACAAGGTCAAGCCCCGCGATCGCTACCCTCGCCACCCCGAGTTCCTCAGTCACTTCGCCGCTGCTCCTGAGTGGCTCCAGGATGTGATCGCCGGCGTCTACCTCATGGAGCTCCGCCCGGGCGAGGCGCGAGCCCTTCCGCGCTCCGTGATCCACGACGAAGGGATCGTGATCGAGGAGTCGAAGACCGGCAAGGTCAAGATCATCCGCTGGAACGACGATCTTCGTTTCTTCGTTCGGCGGGCCGCGACTCGCGCTCCGGGCGCCGAACGACTGTTCACCAATGGGTCCGGTGACCCAGTGACCAAATGGGCCATGGCGAGCGCTATGCGCCGCCTGCGCAAGAAGCTCGGCCTGAAGACCGGGGAGTCGTTCCACTTCCACGACATTCGTGCCAAGGGCGAATCTGATCACAAAACCGGTGGGCACGGGTTGCTAGCACTCTATCGCCGCGCTAAGGTTGTCGAACCCACCAACTGGTTGCATACGCTCCGTAATGATCCTGACGAGCCTGCTGAGCTGGGGAGCCACGGCGCTATCGAGTGAATGGAAGCAAACACCGAAAAAACCTACCGCACCCGGCTGCTAGAATATCTGTGCTACGAGCAGAAGATGCTCGAAGAAGAGCGCCAGCGGCTGGACGCCCGGCTGCTCGAGATCAGGGAGCACATGTCCTCCCTGACCAAAGACAAACAGAAACGCCGAGCGCTAGAGATCGAACGTCGCCGCCGATAGCGGACACGCCTCCAATCTAGCGGACAACGTGCCCCCCGAGACTGGTGGGCCGTGCTGGGATCGAACCAGCGACCAATGGATTAAAAGTCCGTTGGTCAGTTAACGATACTGTCGAACCTTTTCAGGCAGTTAGGCCGTTCCAGTTAACGATCCGTCCGCTACAAACTAGCTTTTTATGTAGCGCGAGTCTTAGTTTTTCGTGCGCTTGGCGGACACGCCGGTAGCCGTCTTCATAGCCTGCGCGAACAGGCCACCCATCGCATCGACCTTCGTCTCGTCGTTGATCAGGAGATTCCATCCCATGGTAAAGCCGACCGCGTGAACCAGCTCGTGGTAGAACGTATGCAGCTCCGCCTCCGGAGTCTTGTTCAAGGTCGACAGTTTAATGACGCAGTTGTGCGACTGCGTTAGGCCGTACCATCTCTTCGACTTGACGCCACGCTTGACGCGCCAGGTGCGCCCGCCGAGTTGGAATGTCTTTGGGATCACTCGAGCTCCCGGATTGCGTCCTTATCCGCGGAGCATCTTCGGAGTTCGAGCAGCGCGTCAGCGAGCGCGAGCTCGAGATCCTGGTTGGTGTTTAAGTCACTCAGGGTGACTCTGCACGGGGTTAGGAGAACCTCGGGAACCGGAACCGGTTCATACCGGACGATCTGAACCTCTATTGGTTCAGTCACCACGAGTGGCTTGGCGCAGCCCGATAGGCCAAAGCCTATCGCGGCAGTGGCGGCCAATAGCCTATGACCTATCATCGGCGCTCCCAGGGGCCGCGGAGCGACCCACCAGTAACATAGATGTCACCAGCACGGCTACTTTGGTAAGTTCTATGTTCATAAATGATCGTTGTTTACGAGGTAGCCAGCGACGCACGCCGCCCCCACGAGGCTGTCAGTGTTAGACGCAGCCCGGACTCGAAACTCTTGCGTTTCCTCTATTACCTGCACGAACCCTGAGTTGATGTAAACGGATTGGTACAGGAAGTGATCTTCGATCGAGTGCCAAACTCCACCGTGCTTGACCTGGCCCAAAAACTGGAGGTCGGCGGTGGCGCTTTGCCGCCCCGTCGTCAAAATGTACTCTGTGACAAACCAAGTATGGTTCCGCGGCACGGTATAGAGCGCCAAGTGCGCGTGCCCCTCAGTGTCTTCGATGTAAGCCTGAATATTGCCGCCGATACTGATAGAGATGTTTCCGACGTTCGTTTCCGCAGACCCCGCCGTCGCGACTGAAGCCGTGTTCACTCGCAGGAAGCTCTGCACTGTGGTCACAGCGCCGACGCCGTTCATCGTTACTGTTTCGGTTATCTCGTCATAGTTCGCGTCCAACCCCTCTATCGTTACCGTGCGCGCTCCAGTTCCGACCGGGTCACCATCGTCATTGGCGCTCGTCGACACGACCGAACACGTGGCCGCCGCGGTAGGGAGCAAACGGGTGCCCCCGGCGGCCCACACGTCTTCCTGCCCAGTATCGATGTCGGGATTCATGCCGAAAATACGGCGCCACCGCCAACCGGTGACTTGGGAGGCGGCTACCGACAGTTGGAACGGCGCTGGCGAGTACCGCTCTCCGTACTTAAATCCAACGCGTCCACCAGCCACGGTTCCCTCCTTTCTGGAAGAACCACCACAACCAAGCAGTACCTAATTCATTGTGGACCGGGCGCCACGTAAACATGTCGCTCCGGCGAATCTGCGGCTTTCTCATTGGAGCCCTCGCAGGCGCTCAGCCACGCCGGCGGGGAGCTCGGCCGCGGCCCACTCCGCGTACGCAGGGTCGGCAGTACTCTCCGAGCGCAGTAATTCCCGGAAGGTGCGAAGTTCTGCAGTTGCGTTGTAGGCCCGCTCCTGTGCGTCCTTAGTCACTTCGTTACTAAGTTCCAAGCGGCGGGTAAGCTCGGCCACACGCTCTTCGAACGCAGTGGCTTGGTGACTAAGTGACTGAGTGAGCCGCTCGTTGGCACCGGCGGCCACAGCGGCCACGGTCGATTGGGTCTCGGCCTTAGCTCGGTAGTAGAGAGCGGCAGTGCCAGCATTCGCGGCGAGGCTCAGCACCAGGCCGATCCCGAGGATCCGGGACAGCACGGTTAGAACTCGCCAGCAGCGATCGCGGCGCTCATTTGCCGGCGCCGGAAGGCGGCCGACGATTCGTTGGGGCGCTGCGTCAGGGCGTTCGCGGCCTTGGACTTCATCGGCTTCGGGGCCGGCCGCGCTGCCGGCGCGGGAACGGCTCGAGCGGCCCCGCCAGCGGCATCGCCCGCCTCGAGAGCGGCACGGCGCTCTTGCAGACGTTCAAACAAAGACTTGGTGGGTTCGGCCATTGTTGTTCTCTTAGAGCTCGTCGTAGGTGACGACGATGATTCCTGTCGAGCTCGCGTTCGGCGTAATCGTCAGGTCGGTCTCGAACTTCATGCCCAGGGCATCGAAGCTTGTGTTGGCCGTCGTCGAGGCCGGGAGGATGACCTTGTTCACGGCGTCGTCACTGAGCGCAACAGTGTGGGCCGACATGACGACGGTGACATAGACGCCCGCGAGCACGACCGGGCCCGGGATGACCGTCGGGTCGTCGGTGGATAGGTCGATCACGACTGATCTCCGGCGCGCGCCGGAGATCAGTTGCAGGAGCCGCGTGAAGCCAGAGGCTAGCACGGGGAATTACTTCCAGGTGATCGTGACTTGAACGTCCGCGATACCGGCCGGGGTGCCGCCCGTGGGGGCCACGAACGTCAGTGTGACGGCTGCGCCGCCGGGGAGCTCGTTGCCGAGGACACCCGCGCTGATGGCGGGGCTGTGTGAGCCCGCGATCGCGACGGCGGGAATGTCGTTCGAGAACGCGTAGCCGTTGGCATCTGAGCCGTCGCCGACGTCGACTCGAGCCGAGGTCGTGACGATCGTGAACGCTTCCGACACGTTGAATACCGTGACCGCGCGCACGATGCCCGTCTTGCCAGACGGACCCTGGATTACTTCCGCCGCGTCACCCGCGCCGAAGTCCTGGGCTTGGAAAAGGTAAGTCTCGGTAAACGCGGCGCCGGCGTCGCCGGACAGCGTCTCAAGTGCGTCGACAAGGCGACGCTCGAATTCACTCTTGGTCATGTTCAGTCCTCTTCGACTTCTTCAATGGAATGGGGGTCAGAGTCAGGCGGATTATACTGTACGGATACCCAGCACCCTATGAATTTAGCGCAGACCGTAAACGTCGGCGCAGGCCTGCCGGAAGTACGGTAAGGCCTTCTCGACTGTCCCAGCGCCCAGGGGTGTGTTGTAGCGCTTCTTCCACAGCCGGGCCATGCCCTCGGGGTCGTCCGCGGCGGGCAGCGGGTCGGGGAGCCGTCGGTAGAAGACCCGGCACATCGCGGCCGCGTAGTAGAGGTTACCTATCAGCTCGAGGGCGCCCTTGGTCAGGGCGGCGGGGGTCTCGAGCTCGCGAAGCTTGGCGGAGAGCACTGGTTGGTACTTGAGGTGGTTGTTCCAAATGTCGTCGTGGGTAGCCGGTTCCATCTGAATCAATCCGAGCGCGGGTCCGGTGCCCACCTGCTTCAGATACTCCCCTCGGGACTCCGTGAGGATCGTGCCGAGGACGAGGTTCTCGGCGGCCTGCGACCAGAGGTCCAGATGCTTGAGCGTCGGCCGGATAACGTGTTCGCGCAGCTGCGCGGCATTGATGCTCATTATTGGGCTTTGATCTCGACGAGTAGGGCCTCGATGCGCGCGAGCCGCTGCACGGTCTCGAGCTGCATGGTGTGGTCGAGCAACGTGTGTTCTTTGAGGGCTTCCGCAGTCTCTGCGACCTTTTCCTTGGTCCCACGCAGGGCGGCGATGGAGCCGCCCCACGCGCCGCCCGCGCTGATAAGCGCTACGCCGGCGGTCCACATATCGAAGGTGTATTCCACTCAGTGATTTTACCGCGGACAGTGCCAAACCCACCGGAGATTCAACGAGGTTCTTTTATAATTCCCGGGTCCAGATAACAATAACAAGAGGACTCCAAGGATGGAGATCATCACTCGCGCCGAGGCGAAGGCGCAGGGACTCAAACGCTACTTCACTGGCAAGCCTTGCAAGCACGGGCATGTTGCCGAGCGGCACGCTAATAACGGCCATTGCACCGGTTGCTCCGAGAAAACCAGCTTAGAGCGCGGGCGGCGATGGCGGGCGGCTAACCCCGGCCGGGGGCGAGAATACGGCCGCAAATTCCGCGCGGCCAATCGAGAGCACGTCAGGGAATACAGCCGGCAATACTATAAAACCAACATCACAAAAATCCGCGAAAAAGCCCGGCGCTGGAACAAAACAAATTACAGCCTCATCCGCCGCCGTCGAGGCCTGCCAGACCCGAGCAGGCCACAACCCGACAACTGCGAAATCTGCGGGCGGCATGTAAGCGAAGTCGGAACCCTGTGCTTGGACCATAACCACGAGACTGGAGAGTTTCGAGGCTGGCCTTGCAATGGCTGTAACTTATCGTTGGGCCACGCCGGCGACACCCTTGCCGGTGCACTTCGTGGCGCAAAATACCTTGCGAAGTACGACACCTTTACAGAGGAGTCACGTCGCGAATCGCTTCTCTTACTGCGGGAAGTGAAGCGGCTATTGGAAGCGAACGGGGCAAGCTCTGCGACAGAGGGTCACTCAGCAGCTCGTTCAAATGTGACAGAGTTGGTCCGGAAATCGCGACCACTCCAAGTTGACCTCTTTGATCCGCTTCCGAAAAGTCCACCGCTAGTTGAGACACACCCAGTAGACCGGATCGCAGCGTGAGCTCCGAGACGTAATCGAGCCCGTTCATTTTGTCGGTGCGCGGAGTCTTGCCGAACAAAGTGTATTGAATCGCCTCTCGAAGCTCGAGGCCGAGTGCGGTCAACGCGAGCATGGCGAAAGCTGGCCCCGCAACTATCATCGCTTTTTGGTAAGGGGTCCCGGCTTGCTGCATATTGTAATACATGCGGCGAAGTACGGTGTCCGACATCGCGTACAAGAACGACTTCAGGTGCCCGACTAACATCCAGCCCGGGTGACTCATCCACGCCGGACGTTGCGAGGGGTTGGGACGCATGATGCTCTCGTTGACCATCGTGATCAGCGCTTCGGCAATTTTCTGATCGCCAGCGTTACTCGAGTCATAGCCCGCGGAGCCGAACACTGGCTCGCCGCGGACGATCCAAGACCGGACGACTTCTGGAGTGAGCCCGAGCTCCGATAGCATATTAGTGTTGTTCTCGCCGGCCCATCGTTTAATGGCATCGCGTCCAACAGCGAGCGCGGCTGTACGCACGAAGCCGGTCCACCTTTCGAGGCCGACTGCGCGAAACCAGGCCTCATTTATCCGGCGGGCCCGTTCCGGCATCCAATGAGTTTCGAAATGTTCGGTTAGGACGCTCTTATTAAATTCGTCACTAACCACTCCGAAAGCTCGCGCCATCTCGCTAAGGTCAGACTCTTTGCTAACGATTTCTCGAAAGTTATCGCGCAGTGACTTAAATGCGGAACGAAACTCTCCGGTTCTGATCGCCGGGCCAACCACATCGGGCAAGCTTGCAAGCGTCGAGAAAAGCAAGAGCCGGACATTTTGATAGGTCATCAGCCACGAAAAACTGTGCCGGACAGACGCCGGGAAATCTCGGCCGTAGCGACCGAGCATCACATCCACAGCGTGAACCATTTGTTTGAGCTGTTCCGGAGTCGCCCCCTGTGCCTTGGCCCTCGCTAGCAATTGATTGAGCTTGCCGCGGGGGTCCCACTCGCCGTCGGGGTCAGTTGTCCTGGCATCGCTGCCGAGATACCTATTGAACTCAGATCTCTTGATTACTGCCTGCAAATAGCGCTCGATGGTCCGGTCGAGATCGCGGGATTGAAACTGTTGGAAGTACGGGTCATCCAGCACAGCTGCTCGCTCTTGTAGGAACGCTTGGTACGGCAGCTCCGTCAACGGATCTTCGAAGTTCTTCTGGTCGACTTCGCTACCAGTGCCGGTCATGTGGTTGATGACCAGATCAGCCTGTTGTTGTGTAAGCCCGAGCTCTTGCAACTTGGCCGAGATCGCCGGAGCGTTCTTTGCCGCGGCCTCGACGTCCCATATTCTCGGCCAGTAGTCGGAGATGCGCTTAACAGGAAGGCCGGCGGCGATCATATAATCGTAGAGGCGCTCGAAGACGCCCGAAATCGCCTCTACCCGCTTACCGGCGATCAAGTCCTTGACGGCCACAGCCTTATCGGCCTGGCTCATTTGTTTCAGCGCAAGATTGAACTGCCGCGAAAACACGGCCCGCTGAAGCTGGAGCGCGTTGAAGTAGGTAGGGCTGGTCGTCGCCGCACCGGGCGTTCTATTGAAGAGATCCGCCAGCTCATTCGCGGCGGGCAACTGCATACGCCGCAGTACGCCGTTCACGCTCGAGGTCAACTGGTCGTGCAGGTGCTGCATCATCTCTAGTGTGCGGACGCCGGCCTGCTTCATGCCGGGATACTCATTGAGCAGCTTATTCACCTTTGCCCGAAGCCCCGCCTTCATAGGCTCAAGCTCGATATCGAACCCCTCGTCAACAATCTCGGCCTTGGCGGCCTCAAGCTCGGCACGGGCGGCCGCCAGCTCCTGGTCGTTTGCCTCGAGCTCCCGGTCCAACGGAGCGAGCTCGCGCTCCATACGCTGCGCAGTGAAATCGTTTTCCTCGGCCAGCCCCGCGTGGCGGCCGCGGATAGCGGCGCGTTTATTGATGATCTCTTTCCGGCCGGCCGCGGCCTCCGCAACAGCGGCCTCCGCTTCTTCGATCCGAGTTAGTGGGCGGTAGTCGTCGAGATTGACGACGTCAGCACTTGCCTCGGTAGGTTTGAAGTACACGCGCCCGACGATTCCTTGGCTTTGGAAATGCACGGCGAACGGATTGAGCGTATTCGCGCCGCGCGCCTGGTCATGAATTCCGCGCATAAACTCGGCGAACGTGTCGTCGAGCGTGTAACGGCTGCGGATGTAATCATAAATCTTCCGCAGGGCCTGAACGACAGTATCGAAGAACGTCTCGACGGCATCCGACGGAGCGCGGTCCCTAATCGCCCACGAAGTAAATTGGTTCGCCATGAATTCGTCGAACGAGAGCGAGTGCTTGCGGTCGGGATTCTCTTTCACCCACTTCAAGAAGCCGTTATAGAGCTGCTCCTTGAGCTCCGGCGACAGGCGTTTGTAGTAGACGTTTTCGACCAAGTGGCCGATCTCATGGGCGAGGACAACGAAAGTCTTCGCTTTCGCGGCGTCGACGGAGCCGCCCTTCTTATCGATAAGGACATCGTCTGACAGGTAAATCACCGCGTCGTCGCCGAGCATCGCGATACGACCAAGCGATTTCGTCGTCTGCCAATCAACGAGCGCAGAGGAAAGCGGATGGCCGTGCTCCACGAGCGTCTGGGCGCCAGCGCGGTCCACGACGAACACACGGTTACGTAGTCCCGCGATGCCGAGCAACTCCCGGACGAGGTCGGCAATCTCGTTCTGTGTTTTTTCTGGTACGGCACCAATACCGACGCGGACGCCCTCGCGGGCATCATACCAATTCTCCATAGCCCGACGGCCGACGCGTGGTGCGCGCTTAGTGGCCTCATTGGCGGCTGCCTCGGTCTCGGTGACGTTCTCTTGCCGCCCGAGTCCACGATCGGGATCTACGCGGCCACCGGCGTCGAAGACGGGGGTATCCGCGGCCGGTGGCTCTACGGCGCCCGCCTCGATCTGCAGCTGCGCCTCGCGGGCCTCTGGATCCTGTTCGGGGGCAAATTGAGACCGACGCCGAGCTTCGCCGACCGGCATGCCCTCAAACAGCATCTTGCCCCGGAGGGCGTTGATACCGCCCTTGAACTCGTACCCCTGGTCTATCAGGCGGCCGAGGATCGCGTCGAGCCCCCGCAACGCCGCCTTGGAGCGGTTCTCCGGTAGCTTCGTGCCGCCCCGCTCCACCATATCTTGCCCGGCCAAGACGAGTGTCGGCAGATCGAGCCGCGTAAAGCCCGCGGCGCCAGGGCGTTTGACTTCGATCCTGCGAGACTGGTCTGGGTTCGCACGCGAGGCTTCGCGGGCGTCTGTGAGGCCGTCGGCGAACCGGAGTTGCTCGAAGACTTCCTCGGCCGCTCCGATGTCACGAATTGCTACAACGAATCCGTCTCCTCGCTGCTCGACGTCGATCGCGTCTTCGGGGAGGTTCGGGAAAGACTCGCGAACTTCACGAACAGCCTGATCAGCAGCGCCCCGAGAAGTGAAAGCAACAGCATCGTCATCACGAGTGCGAACAGTGGAAGACACAGTGACGCCACCACGAGTTCTCGTACGTTTCTGCGCCTGACCCAGCGTAACGCGGGTAAGGTCTTGAGGATCACGCATCTCATCTGGATCTGGCGATTCAATATCCAGATCCTCATCGTCGTAATTCTTTGTCCGAACTTCGCTAGCCAGATCATCTTCCGCCCCCTTCACGAGCGGCTTGAGACGTTGCTCGATGAAGCCGCTGACACCCTGTTTGATCTTCTCGAGACCGGCCTGTAATGCCGCGGCTCGTTCCGCGAGGGGCAACTGTGCCACCTGCCCGCGGATCGCGTCGATCTGTTGGTGCATGGCGGCGAGCACGCTATTCAGTACCGGAGCAACTCGGATACGGATCTTCTCGTCCAGCGAGGAAGCGATGCCCGCGAGGTCGACTCCGAGGTCGACGCTGCCGATCGCGACCTTGGTGGCGTCAACTCCGGCACGTAGCCGCTCGCCAGCACCTGAGAGGGCGGGCGCCACCTGCTCGGATAGGAAGCTCGAGGCGGCCTGCCGTAGCTCCTGCACGCCGGGAACGAGGGCATCTTGCTCACCGGCGGCCACCTGCGCGGTGCTGCGCGCGAGCTCGACCCGGGTCTTCGCATACTCGGTCAGCCGGCTGGCGCCGAGCTGAGCGCGGCGTGCCGCGCCCCTGCTGGCCCTAGGGGCCGCAGATACCGTCTCGCCAGCTCCGCCCGTGAGCGCGCCGACGAGGGCCCCAGCGGCGGCGGCGTTCAGTACCTGTAGGCGGTTGGCGGGCGACGTGATGTCGATCGACGGGTCGTGGTAGGCACGAGACGCCAGCGTCACTAATTCTTGCGCGGCCTCTGTGCCGCCCTCGAGCGCGCCCTGTAGCCCGGTCGTCTTGGCGATGTCGGCGATGAAGGCCTTGCTCAACGCGCGATCCACGCCCGGGAACAGCCGGCCCATCAGGAACACAACGGGCGCGGCGTCGAGCGCCGCGGCTACGGCACCGCCGGTGATTGCCGTCAGGGGTGCGTCAATGCCGGCCTCGGTCAACTGATTCTGCAGGTCGCCAGCTTGAATACCGAAGCTCGAGCCAGCCGCGCCGGCACCGGCTCCGCGGGAGAACGACTGCCGAAGAAGCCGCTGCGTGGCGGGGTCGTCGAGCTGCTTCAGGACGGCCCGGTCGAGCTCGCGAGCGGAGACACGCCCGAACTGGCCGATCAGCGACCTACGAGCCCCGGCGCGGAGGCCGAACCGGAGCGCCGTCTTCAAGCTCGCCTGCGCGACAGCACCGCCGAGGCCACCGGAACCGATCATGGTGGCGAGCACGGGGACCTGTTGGCCGATCGCCCCGGCGGCCCACGTGAAGAATTCGCCGGAGCCGTCGATATCGGAGAACTGCCCAATCGTGGGCGCGAGACGCTCGGCGTCTTCTTGAGCGTCCGCTAAGCCGGCGAGAGCGTAATCTCGGAGCCCTTGCGAACCAAGCACGGAGCCGGCGATGTCAGCGAGCCCGAACAGCGATGCCTTCATCTGGACCGTGCCGCTCTGGACACCGCGCCCGAATTCTTGGCCGAGCGTTTGGGGGCCGACGGGTTTGCCCCGCTCGGTCTCGGTAAACGTCGCCAAGTCAACGCGTTGACCTCGCGGCGCTTGTGGCAACGGCGAGTCAACCGAAGCGACTTCGGTAAATTGAGCCAGATCGATCGGCATCGCTATTTCAACCAGGTCCCTTTGTAGATGAACCGCCCGACAGAGCAGAACGCCAGCGCCAGAGCTACTATTGCCGTCACTCCGTTTGTATTACCTCGGCGGATCCGGATTGAATCTGCTCTCGCCGAAGCATGCGTCGGGGCGTAGCAGCCAAGGGCTACGCGGCCGTCGGGGACCTCGAGCGCCTTGCGACAAAAATCCAACTCTTTCGAAACCACACCAACTGCCCCCTGATATCTGATTTCTTGCCAAGCCGAGGCCAGTAGTGCCAACCCCAATACGGCGGCAAGGACGAGTAGCCATCTTCGAAACATTCGGTTACCTCCATCCAAACACCGCGGTAACGGTAGCCGACCGTTACTCGGTGGTCAACGGAGCGGGCGGACCCTGCGCCTCTTTGCTCTGAATGATAGCGTCGCCGAGCTCGATATCACTCATGATTCGCGCCATGATCCGGTCCGTCTCGTCGTCACTCGCGGCGAGCGACATGCGGGCCGCGTCAACCTGCGGCTTGGGCAACGGCAGCGGCGGGACCTCGATGTCGAACTTCTTCGCGAGCTCGTCGAAATTCGTGACGTCCACACCCTGCTCGTCAAATCCTTTACGGAACCAACCGACGGGCCCGGCGCCGTGCAGCCAGCTGCTATCCCACTCCGAGCGCGCGTCCTGCATCAGCATGTACCGCTCGGTCATGAGGGCGACGTCGTCGCGGCCCATCTGGCGGTAGTCGTCCACATTTATCCCAGCCCCCCAGAGCTTCTCCGGGTTCTGGCCCATAGTGATGTAGAAGCTTTCCTTGAGCCGTCGAGCGTGCTCGACCTGCTCCGGAGTCGCGTTGGGCGGCGGGGCAAACCGCTGGTCGATCACCGTCTGCTGCTCGGGCGCCCACGCGCTGACGTCCTCCGGCTTCGCCTGCGGCTTCGGCGGCATGTAGAGCACCGTCCCGTCTGGGGCGTACAAGATATTGTCCGGGTTGTGCGAAAAGAAATCCGCGTCGCTGGGCTTCTGAAACGTGCCCGTGCTGAGGAATTGCTCGAAACCGTCCGGCGAGATGTAGCCGCGCTTCGTGAGCCACGCGAGCGACTCCACCTGCCGAGTCGACAAGTTGCGGGCGCCATCAGCAACCGAGTTCACTGCGCGGCGGGCCATCGCCAAATTCGAACGGAGCTGATCTCCGGTCTCCGGCATCCCAGGGCGGGGTCCGGCCGCGACGGTGGCCGCCACTTGCGCGCCGAGCTCGGCATTGCCAACCGGCATCGAGCCACGGCGAATCTGCGCCTGCAGTTCGCCCTTGAAGCCGTCGCTCATGTTCTGCTGCAGCGAGAGCATGCGGTTGAGGCTGCCCATCGCGGCACGCGATTCGGCGTTAACCGTCACGCGCCCGTCTTGTACCGGCAGCGCCCGGACGCGGGCCGCCGCGATCCCCGTGGCGCGATTCACGACGGGCATCATTTCCCGCTCGACAATCGCCAGCGTGTTCGGGTCAGTCTCTTTCAGTGTATTGAAGTCGTCGGCAAACTCTTGCGCGGCGGCCATCGGATCTTCCACTGCCATGCGGCGCAGGTCGGCGCCCGTCTCGTCGGTGGGGTCCACGAAGCCGCGGTAAGAGGCAACGGTGTCGCGGGCAGCCGCGGTGGCGGCCTTAGCGGCCTGCACGGTTGCGCTGAAATTTCCGTCGCCCAACACCGCTCGCGCGCGGTCGACGATCTGCTGGCGCTCCACCATCGGTAGGTCTTTCGCGGCCTCGAGATCATCGATCATCTGCGCCGGCAGCTCGACGGTGCGCCGTTGCGGGTCAAGCATTTCATCAGGGATCTGAATGCCCGGAATTAGCCCTTTCAAATACGTATTGTGGACCGTGCGCGTGCCCCCGGGCTGGCCCGGAGGGAGTTCCTCGCCAGCGCCTTGGGTAACAAGTTGCTCGGGACTGAGCGAGCCGTCGTCGACGGGCGTCGGCGCCGGTTGCTGCGCGGCCATTGCAACATCGCCTAACGATTGCGGCCTACGGGCCATACCGGCGATGTCTTGGATCGCGGCGGTGTCACGCTTGCCCATTCGCATCTCTTGGAGTGCGCCGGCGATGTTCGGATTGAACGCAGCCTGTTCCTCGAGCTCGGCGAGCTCGTAGGGTTCGAGATTATCTATGCCGCGGCTTTGCGCGCGGGCGAGCGCAGTAGAAGCCGAGTCGGTTTGCCGTTGCCGTAGCCGAGTATCGGAAATAATTTCTTGCTGGGTCGTGAACGCCGCCTCGGCGCGAGAATCAGCTGCGCGCTGGAGGCCGATCTGCTCGTCCGCTTGACGACGGCGTTCGCGGCGGTCGGCGATCGATTCCATAAACTGGAACCCAGACAACAGCCCCGAAGAAAAATCTGTTGCCATTATTTGCCCCCGAACATGGAACCCAGCATGCCAAGCGACTGTCCCGTAGTCGCGGCGCTGTCCGCTGCGATACCAGCGCGGGCGGCGTTGGTGTTGTGGATTCGTGCGCCCTGCATTTGGGCAGCGTTGGAGAGGACGTCGAGCTGCTGACTCGCCAGTACGTCGCGCAGGCTGCCGGCTGTCGACATGGCCATATCGCGGCGCTGACGGATCGCGCCGACCGTTCGGTTGCGCGAGTCGACCGCGGACAGGGCGCGTGCCAATCCGATGCGCCGGTTCGTAGACGCTTCCTGGCCCGCGTTCTGCGCCGTGCCCAGGGCGCGTGTTTGCCGCCCCAACGTACCGGTCGCGGCGTCAAACGATCGATCTGACCCTGCACTGGCCTGGTCCAGACTGGTGGAAACATCGGCGCGCGACGGATCGGCCGCCGAGAGGATCATGTCTTGCAGGGTGTTGGCGCCGTCGCGATTGAAACTCGAGAGCAGCCCGCGCCCGGTTTGCCCGAGTCGATCGAGGGAGCTCATTGCGACCGTTGATAGGCTCATACGTATGCCGACGTATCCATGCGGTTGTCGTTGACTACGGAATTGGGGTTGATGCGCCCGCCACGTCCGATACCGAGTTCGTTTCTGTTGGCGTATATTCCGGCGCCAATCCCGGCAGCCGTGCCGAGCGTATTCTGCCGCAATCCGCGCAGTGTGTCTGACAGTGCGTTGTTGGACTGGTTGACGCCGGCGCGTATGTTCGCGGCTTGCGCGAGCGCCGAGAATCCGGCGGAGCGCCGCGTTTGCGAGCGCTGCACCGCGGAGACGCGGTCGTGCATAAGCTGGTTGTCGAACTCTTGAGAGGTCGCGCCAAGTACCCGCGTGAGTCCCCTGCCGCGCGTGATTGCGTTAGTCACTGCTTGGTTCTGGTTCGTCGTCGGACCCCTAAAAGCCTGCGACACGTCGGAGGCTGCCGTGCCGAGCGTAGTCTTTCGCGTGCCTTCGCGGCCGCTTATGAGCTCGCGATTCCGCTGCTGGTCAATCCGAGTCGCGGCCTGTGTCGACGGGTCTTCTGCAATACGAGTCGCTTCCGAGAGCAGCTCCCTTTCTTCGGCTGTCGGCTGATTCCGCTTCTTCAGCTCTTCCTTGGCCTTCTTTTTCTTGTCCATGCCGGACAAGAAGTTCGCCGCGGTCACTCCAACCATTACCCAGCTCACAAGTCGAGCTCCTTGATGGGCGCGGCCGTAAGCGCCAGGAACTCTTCATAGGACTGTGCGATCAACTCGTCCTCGAGCTGCACAAGATCCCGGGTCGAGGCCGGGTGGAACGTGGTCCACACGGTGTCCTGCAAAGCAAACCCGGCCCGCATGGTCCCGGGCGGGGCCACGAACGTAAAGGGGGCGGATATGATTTTTCGGCCCTCTTCAGTCACGACAACAATCTTCCCCATTGACACAACATTGATGTGCTCGGTCTTGTGGATCTTACCCACGAGTGCCGTCCCCGCGGAGATAAACACTTCGCGGGCGTATACGCCCTCGGCGTGGTAATGGACGGTCGGGATCTCCACCTGCGCCTCTGGCGCCGCAAGCATCCCCTCGCCGAGCCTAATGATCGCCGAGCGGCGGGCAAACGCCGCCTCTACGCCACCGAATTCGGTGGCTGGCTCGAGCTTGGCAAGCGCGCTGGGTGACACCGGGCTGGGCTCCTATACGGGGTCCGGTATTGTCTCACGATTCCCGCATTCGCCAGTGGGTTTGGGCACGTCAGAAGGCGGCTGAATGAGCTGTGCGAGCTTCGCCTGAAGCCTGGCAACGGTTTGCACTTCGTTTCCTCTGAGTGCGAGCCGGTCGCTGGAGATGAGGGCCAGGAGGTTCTTGAAGTCGTCGATTGTCACGTTAGTGGTCCTACTGTAGTGCCGTTAATTTGTACGAAGAGGCCGACGGTTGTCGTCCAGATGTCGCCATCGACCGGAGATGATGGCGCAGTGCCGTGAGGCAGCTGAATGCTTGGGGCGGCAGTGGTGCCGGCAGGGAATATCTGGGGGTCCGTAAACGTGTTCTGAACGTTCGTTCTCGCGAACAGATCAGCGGTCACGCCATTGAACTCGATGCTCGCTAAATCGCCCGCGTCAGTCGCGAATCGAAACCCGTTAGCGCCGTAAAGGTCGATGGCGTTTGTGCTGCCAGAGCCGTCGCCGAAATATCCGTAGAGGGTTCCGTCGGAAAGCTCGATCGCCAGGTAGGCGATGTTGGAGTTGGTAACTGAAGTGCCGCGCAGCGTCAAGCCAGCGCCATTAAGCGACACTCTTTGTGCTGCGGTGAACACGTTAGCCACATTGAGCAGCGGCACGTTGCTCGACAGCGCGGCATCTGGCACCACAGTGTTCGGGAACATGCCCGCGGTGAGCTGGCCGAAGTTCAGGGCGCCGGCAGTCTGCCGCAGCAGGCGGTCGTCAGTGCCGGCCGTGATCGCGGCAATGTCGCCGGTGCCCGTGACCGAGCGTCCGGCGACGGAGAACCCGGCGAGCTGCGCGATATTGGCGAAGGCCAAGTCGCCCGTCACCGCGTCACTTGATGCTAAGTTCAGAGCACCAAACCCAATGGCCGAACCCGAACGCCGGAGCACTTGGTCGTCAGTGCCGGCCTGGATGTCGGCGAGCACGCCGGAGCTATCCGCCGAGCGACCGAGCACACTGAGCGCTGAGGCATCCGCGATGCGCGCGTAGGCGATACTTGCGTCGATGATCGCCGCTGTGATCGAGGCCGTCAGGTCGTCGTAGGTGAAGTCAATCTCGGCCGAGTCCACGAGGATCGAGCCGACAGCGTCCTGTGCTAACTCGACCGGATCAAACGGAACCCATTCGCCCGCGCCGGCGTTGTACTGCAGCGCGTCCCCATCTTGCGCGGCCGACGTGTCGACGTCATTCAAGGTTGCGAGACTAGACGACGCGGCCGCGGTCAGACTGGTAACGTCGGAGTTAATCCCCGTGATGACGCCGCGTCCGTTCTTCACGCCGATGTTGACGAGGCCGATATCCTTCAGGTCGCGAAGCGTAACGAACCGCTCTTGGGGTTGCCCTCTCGTTCCGTCGGCGCCTTGCAGGTGCTCCTTGACGCCGCTCAGGAACTTTTCTAGCTCGGGGTCGAGGCCGGCCGGCACCGAGAGGCCAGGTCTAATATTCCGGCGGTGCGCCGGGTTTGGGTTCGTCGCCATGACTAGCCCGCCAACAACTCACCGACTGTTTCCGCGATCTGGATCGAGGTCACTTCGGTATCTGTCTGAACTTCCACTTCGAACCAATCGGTGAGGTAGCCGCCAGGCAACCGAAACACTTCGGGGGTTGTAACCGTGCGAGTGGTCACCAGATCGCCCTGATCGTTGTACAAGATGAACGTGACTGGATACTCCTCAGCGAGCACGCGTGCAGCTGACGGATTCATCGGGTGCGGGCAAACCACGCGGCCGGATTTCCAAGTGGCCGTTAACTGTGTGGCCGCTGCGTCCCATTCGGAGATTAGACTAAGTGGCTCTCTAACCCCGACGCCGTTCCACGTGTTGTCCTCGGGGGTTGTGCGAGATGTCCACGTGATACCGTCCGGGCTCGTCATGACACGGTTGCCCGTACCAGTGGTTGCTACCGCAACAAAGAGCTCCAGAACCGGCGAATATACGACTTCCGACCACGATTGCGCGGGGGCGGTACGGCCAGTCCAAGTGATCGCGTCGGGGCTCGTCCAGACTCGGTTCGCGGCGCCACTGCTGAACGTAAGAACGAACAACCCCGCGCCGAACGTGGCGCCCAAGCAGTTCGTATTAGCGCCGACATCAGTGGTTAACCAAGTAATTGCGTCCGCGCTGTAACTTATGATGTCGCCGTCGGGGTGCATCAGCATCACAATCGATCCGTTATCTCCGCCCGCGCCAGTGGACTGCGCCGTGGTGCGCTGCGTCCACGTGATACCGTCCGGGCTCGTAACGACGTCAGTGCTGCCTCCCGCGACGAACAGGCCAAGCCTGTCGTTCCACATGACGCCTTGCAGAGTACTAACCGCGGGCACTGTCCGGGATGTCCAAGTAATTCCGTCCGGGCTGGTCATAATCACGGAAGAGCCAGATCCCCCGGCCGCCACAAACAAGTTCAAAGCGAGCGAATATGTAACCGCTCGCCAGATCTCAGTTGGGGCAGTTCGGGTTGTCCAAGTGATCCCGTCCGGGCTCGTCATGACGACGTTATTCCCGACCGCAACAAACAAATCGGCGCCGTAAGCTACAGCCTGCCAAATTGATGCCGAAGCGGCGGCGGCGGCAGCCCAAGTGATGCCATCGTCGCTGTACATCACACGGTTTGTACCGGACTGGGCGACCGCCACCAGCCGCGTCTCAGCTCCGTCGTTAGAATCGCCGCCGAACACGTACAGCACGTCGTTCTCAGAATCTAAGAACCCGCCGGTCACCGTCACATCAATCGTGCTCAGGCCAATGGAGGGATCATTCGGGTCGAACACGAAGCCGCCGGTTGTCTGAAAACCGAAATATTTCTGATCGTGCCAAAAGCCCTTTATGCTGGTCGGGGCGAAAGAAGCCTGCCATTCGCGTTTAGCAACGTAGTCCTCAGTCACCAGTTTGAAGCCGCTCGAGCCGACGAACGCCAAGCCGTCGGGGGCGGAATACAGCACGCCGTCCATCGTGTTCGCGATACTGCGCTTCGACAAACACGATTGTGAGTCGGTGAAGTGACGAAGTGACATAGCACGCGGGTGGTCGCCGGCTGCGATGTAGACCGGGCCTTTTGTCAAAATGGCCACGCCGTTCGGTACGATTCCGAGACCGACGACGTCGTGGTCCACTGCGATCTGATACTCGGGCGGCCACGCGTGCGGGAAGTACGGCTCGGCTAAGCACACTGTCTTACCGAAGAATCCAGCCATTCCGCCGTTCGGGAGCGCCTTGATACCAATCATGTCTTCGGGAGGCGGCTCCCACGACTCGGTCTGCAGCAGTTCGCCGAGGTCGATATCCAAAATGGTATCGTTGTAGTCATCAAACGGATCCGCGATCTCCGCGACGAACTGGAACACGGTTTGGTCCGAGCCCGTGGTCGCGCGATAGATTCGCATGTGCGTGATGTTTCGTTTTGTCGACGGGGGTGTATCGAACCCTCCGACCAACACATCGCCGGCGGTCGGGATCGTGACGATGTCCGAAGCCGGTGATGGCGGGCCTTCCTCGCCGAGCTCGCTGACGAACGTGTAGACGTACACCCGCGATTCGATGTCCGTAGCGATACTGTCGTACGACACGCCGTCGCGTTCAGCGAGCTCCCACGCGAAGCCGCCCTCGATGGTGAACAGGTCTGTCCCGGGGGCGCCATCCGCGTCGGACCACACGTCAACGAATGGATACGCTCGGAGACCCTCGATCCAGAAGTCGTCGGCGGCTACGCTGACCGGGGCCGCTGGCCACGTGTTACTGCCAGCGGTGCCGGCGCCGTTGTCTGACTCCGCGCCGAACAACACCGCTATTGTTGCCGTGCCCGTCGCAACCTGCGTCAACTTCAACGCCAGTGTCGACGGGAGCGACGTGATGCGTATCACGTCGCCAACTTGCAGGCCGTGCGTCGGCAGCGTAACTTCGACGCCGTTCGGGACATAAAATCGGAAGTGACCGTCGCTTGATGTTCCGGTGTCGTCAGTACGAAATTGCGTGATGCCGCCGCCGCTTGCGCGGGCTTGTTGAGTGGTCTTCGCGAGGTACGTACCCCCGTTCGCGTCTTCCAAGGTCACCGTGTTGGTATCAGTGACAGAGGCGACCCGGATCTGCTGCCCAATAAAGAAATCCATGTTGAACACGCGCACTGTGCCGACCGCGTCGTAACCGGAGTCTTCCCCCATGAACCAACCATTTAGGTTTGCTGGCAGGTTATCTTCAATGCAGAAGTCGGCCTTCAGCACGTTGGTGTCCATGCTGCCGAGCGTCATCGTGCCCGTGATGGCTTCTTCTGGCAGATCTTCCCCAACTACGGTTGGGGCGCCGGTCGGGGCGGGGATGCCTAGGAGCCGGTAGTCGCTCGCGGCAATCGTCGTATACGTCATGCGAGGCTCGGCCTCGCCGGTGTAGTACGTCCGCTCTAAGTCGTCATTCGGCACCGGGCCGCGGGCGTAGTCAACGTCGTTTTCTGACGTAAGCCAGAGCGGGGCGCCGTCGTTGCGGAATAAGTGAATTGCCTCGGTGGCGTTGTCAACAAATTCAGCCGTAGGCTCCAAGTCATTCCACGGCTCTAGCGAGCCGGAGCCGAGGCGCGTGTTCTCCGCGGTTTGCCCCTCCCCTTCCGGAAGCAGTCGCGGATTAACTCGGGGGCGAATGCCCCTGACAGCGTCTACGCGGGCGCCGGTCATAGTTACCGCCCGTAATCGTCGTCGTTGCGGCGCCCCGATCCGCCGATCGAGAGCCCGCCGTATACGACTGTGCGATGCGGGCGGCCGTAGTCTGCCGCGGCGCGCGATTTAGCCTCAGTGATGTCGGTGTCGAACAGCATCTTGTAGCTCGCGGCGAGCTGCAGATTCGTCCAATCCTTACCCGGGATCTTCAGCAGGCGTGCAAGAGTGCCGTTCTTCCACGCGCCTTGGAACTCATTCACGAGCTCCTCGGGAATCGCCACAGCGCCCGCGATCGGCGCGATCGCAAGCCGGAGCCGGATCACCGCCGTCTGGGTTGCCAACAACAGAGGCACGACGCGAAACACACCCGGGCTCGTAATCGTCCAGTAGTCGGGCTCGGCCGAGGTATCGGCCTCCCACGTACTATTTATCTCGTCGAGCTGGTCGCGCGTTCTGAACGGAATGACCGAGCCGTCGCTCCACTTCACCTTCACAGGCTGCACGGTGTATGTGTCGGTTGGGATGTGCGTGCCGGGGGTAACAGTCGGCCATGCCGTATCCGCCGCCAAGTCCAAGAGGGAATCGACGTTGTACTGCCACGCCAACGACCGAGCGGTGAACTCGCGGACTGACTCGGCATAGTTGAGTAAGAGCAACGGGAGTGGAACGCCGGGTAATTCCGCGCGCACCTGCCAAAACAGCTCCTCGTAAGAAACGTCAGCCATTTTCGTCTCCGCCCGCTCGTTCGCGGCTCGGATCGACGCGCATATCAGTTTGCGGCTTCAGGCCGAGCGAGGTACGGAAGGTGTTCCAGAGCTCGAGTCGAACGCCCGGCTCGGAGCCGTATCGGCCGTCCTTCATGAGCATCCGGAACTTCGTGTACTCGACGGCCGGGTTGATGTACTCGTCCCCGAGGCCGAAGGTGCTCGCCAGGGTGGCAAGAGCAGTTGGCAGCTTCGCATACTTCACGAATGCGTCAGTGGGGTTTGCGTCTGTCGGTGCCGGGTACACCGCGAAGGCCTTCGGGTCCCGGGGGTCATGCAGAACGTGGTCGACAACGCCGGCGGTCGACGGCGCGATCGACTCGTACATCCACGAAGTGAGCGACGAGTCTAATGCGTCCTCTTCAACGACTGTAACCGATTTACCCCGGTACGTGTCTTCGTCGTCGACGAACACGTTGTAGAGCCCGAGAAACTTCACGCCGGCGGCTGGTAGTGTTTGCCGACTGCCAACAACGAGAGTGACTTCCTCCTCAACGATATTCGCCTCGGGGAGGAGGAGCACGATTTGGCGCTGGGCAGCATTGATGAAGCGCAGGATCTCGGCGTCGGTCCAGCGCACGTTGCTGGCATCGCCGTCGTTCAGGTCGGCGCGCGCCTCATCTGCAAGTTGCTGACCCGTTGCCAATTACCCTACTCCTGCTCGGCCACCCTGCTCAGTGTGGCTTCGACGTCGCCGCCGACTTCCTCGTCGCCGAGATCGCCCTCGGGGACGCCGCCCGGATACCGTGTCGCTGACTCGGCTTGCGGTGCGGGCTTCGATTCCTCTTGGATCTCGAGGAACAGTGTTCCCACGAGGTCCGTCGTTACTTTCAACTCTGCGTCGACGTGTTGCTCGTCGCAGAGCATGTCATACGCCGCGCGCACCGCGGGGAGCCGCGGCAAGCCGGCGGCCGTCAGGAGCTCCGGCTCCGAGTCGGCGGCGAGCATCACCTGGCGAACCGCGTCCCTCGCGACCCTCATCAGGTCGACGCTTTCCTTCTTGCTGGGCGCGCCGGAGGCCTCGGCGGCGGCGGCATTTGCCATCGCCTGCTTAAAGGCCTCGATCATCT